TCAGCTCGACGCCGCACGAGATGGGTGCGAGCTTGCGGATCACCATCTCTCCGGAAAGGAACCGTGCGCCGACGAGGTATCCAGCCACCGACGCCTCCTCAGAGGTTGTGCGCGCCCGCGTGCGGGAAGTTGCGCGGGTTGTGCGGGTCGAGTGCGGCGGCGATCGCCTGCGGATCCTGCACCGTGGTGATGTTCACGACCGTGCCGGGCGTTGCTTCGCCGGCGTCGATCGGGATGCGGGTGGGATCGGCCGGGAGGGTGGCGAGGATCAGACGGACGAGCGACGTCAGGGCGGCGAGGAACGCAGCCTGGAGGACGAAGCCCCAGTCGACGTCGGTGATGAGCGTCGCGCCGATGAACCCGGCTGCCAGCGACTGCGCGAACGTCTTGACGACACGCTCGACCGCGGCGAGCCACCACGGCAGCTCGACTCCCTCGACTTCGGGCAGCCCGGCGATGCTCGTGACGAGCGATGCGACGAACCCGAGCGACGCCGTGAGCGCGATCGTGATCCACGGGACGTCGGCGACGAGCGCCGCGCCGAGGTAGGGCAGCGCGATCGCGAGGGCGGTGTAGAGGCCGCGCAGCGCGGCGTCCTTCCACCAGAGGCCGTTGGCCAGGTTCGAGAGCGCGAGCTGCGCGCTGAGCTTGATCTTCATGATGACCTCCCGGGTCAGTAGGTGGTGACGGTGTCTTCGAGCCCGTCGGGCAATACGTCGGTGATGTTGACCTCGAACAGCGCGGAGTCGGCGCCGGGGTCGAGCGCGATCTGCGCCCACTCGACGACCTCGGAGTACGAGATCGATCCGGTGACTCGTGCCTTCGCCTCGAGGTAGTGGATGGCCTTGCGAAGGCGATCGCGTTCGAGCACCGCGCGGCTCAGGTCCGAGCGCAGTCCGGGCACGAGCTTCGCCAGGCCCTTGTACGTCTCGGCCTCCGCGGACACGGTGTCGAGCAGCGTCTGGTAGCGGGCGACGTCGTCGTTCGCGCGGTCGAGGAGACGCAGGATCAGATCGTTCGCGATCTTGTTCGCCTCGTTCGCGTCGGCCGGCGTCCGGTCCTTCCGCGCCTCTCGGTTCTCGCGGGCGACCCGCCAAGAGAAGAGTCCGGCGATGATGCCGCCGAGAAGGGCCAGCACGGCGAGGACCGTCTGCAGCGTGGCCTGCACCTCAGGGGTCACGTGGTTCCTCCGATGGATCCGGCCAGATGCGCCTCCTTGCGGCGACGGTGGACGACGCCCGCCAGACGTGCGCCGAGCTGCGCGCCGGTGAAGTACGCGAACGCGGTCAGCGCGACCCGGTCGATGCCGTTCGGCAGGGATGCCGCGAGGACCGCCTGAGTGACGCAGTAGAGCGCGATGCCGACGAGCATCAGCACGATCCCGACCAGCTCGATGCCGAGTCCGTAGAGCGACCGCCGCAGATCAGACCGAAGCTGCACCGGGTCGGACTCCGGATTCCGCGCCGCGATGATCAGGCCCGTCGATGACACGACAGCCCCGAACAGCACGAACGCGGTCATGATCCACACGAGCACGGACCCGAGGGACGCCGCGACGACCGACGGGGTGAGCGCGAACAGCGCGACCGCCCAGACTGCACCGGCGGCTTTCGCGTGGAGATGAGCAACGTCAACGCCGTTGAGCCTCTTGAAAGCGTCGAGAACGCGCCGGGGGGTGAGCACCGCCCACGCCAGGAATAGGCGCGCACGCAGGCGCACAGAACTCACGAGAGCATGGAACTTCCGCACATCACCCTCCTGTCAGCAGCGGTACCGCCCAGGAGAGCTCCCACAGGAGGGCTCCCCCGAACACGACGAGCAAGATGCTGGGTGGCCAGGGGCCGCGCCACCACGAGCGCGATCGCGGCCCCGCGTGACGCGGCCCCTGCTTCATCAGAAGTTCCCGGCGTTCAAGCGCTGCTGGAGCGCTCGCACGGTGGCGGGACCGACGACGCCGTCCTGTGCGACACCGAGGTGACGCTGCAGGGCGCGCTTCGAGTTCGGACCCCACGCGCCGTCAGCGGTCGTGCCGATGCGCGACTGGAGCGCCCGGTACGTCTGCGGGCCGAGAACGCCGTCCTGCGCGACGCCGAGCGTCCGCTGCAGGGCCTTGGTCGTCGCGGCACCCCAGGATCCGTCGACCGCGATCTGCTGGCTGCGCGCATCCGCGTACCGCTGGTGCGCGGCCTGGGTGATCGGACCCCACTTGCCGTCCTGACCGATGCCGAGGAACGCCTGGTACCGGCGGTACGCGTCGCGGGTCGCGGGACCCTCGATACCGTCGACCGCAAGCTTCTCGCCGCGCACGACGTTGAGCCAGTTCTGGCGATCCTTCGTCACCTGGTTCGCTGCCGGAGCGGATCCGCGCCCGACCGACGCGAGCACGCGCTGGATGAACGGCCACGGATCGATGAAGGTGCCGGTGCGGCGACGGAACACCTCGACATGCACGCACGAGCCCGACGTCGCACCCGAGTTGCCCTCGTGCAGAAGGATCGCACCCTGGGAGACGGCGCCGCTGTTCTGCGACGCCCACGGGCCGTGCGAGTACGAAATGTCGTACTCCTCGCCCTCGAACGACGCGCGCTCGGTGACGCCGTAGCCGAAGCCGTGGGACTTGCTGGGGGCGGTCTTGGAGATGATCGTGCCACCGAGCAGTGCCGGGACACCGATCGTGCCGGGATTGCGGGAGTGCGAGAAGTCCTGGCCGCGGTGCTTGCGCCCGTTGCCGCGGTCGGCGCCGAAGTGCCCGCCGGCCGAGCGAGCACCCTGCGTGTAGAAGCCTGCGATGGTGCTCACGGCTGGACCTCCTGGTCGTTGCGGTGCGGGTCGTCGGCGTCACCGACGCTGTCGTCGCCCTCGAGGTCCCATGCGGAGTCGGTCGGGTCGACCTCTTCCGGAATCTCCGGGGTGGTGTTCGGATCGCTCATGGCGGGTGTCCTTCCTGGGGGGTGCATGACGAAGCCCCCGGCGGGTGCCGAGGGCTGAGGGGGCTGGGAGAGGTCAGCGGACGGTGCGGAAGGCACCGTTCTGCTTGAGAGATGGGCGCGAGCGGCGCCAGACGCCGTTGACCTTGATCCACGGGCTCGCGTTGCGCCACTGGCCGCCGAACTTGATCCGGCCGCCTGCGTCCGTCGTGAGCGCGATCTGCGCGGCCGGGCTGTTCCCGACGTTGCTGCGCGCGTAGATGTACACGTGGTACGTGGTCCCGGGCTTCAGTTCGATGCCGGGCCCCGCGGGGTTGGTGTACCCGTTCGAGTTGAGGTCGCTCCAGATCCGCGGGTTGCTCGATCCGTTGATCTCGTACCAGTCCGCGATGTAGCCGGCGGGCGTGGAGCCTCGCCAGTCAGCGGGTCCGGCGTAGGAGACGCCAGCGCTGATCGGGGTGACGTCCGCGACCTGCAGGTTGCGAGGTGCGGTGGGCGGCTTCGGGATGCGACCAGGGGCGCCGATGTTGCCGTAGTGCGACTCGTTGAAGTTGCCGTACGTGAGGCGCATGCCGAAGTCGACGCCGCCGAGGAACCCGTTTCCGTCGTGGTAGAACCGGTGCTCCCAGTAGTCGTGCCAGCGGGTCGCGCCGTTCGCATACCCGCCCGGCAGGAACGGCTGCCCGGCATGACGGCCGAGCTCCCCGCCGCCCCACCATGTGACCTGCTCGCCGTAGTTGTTCAGGAACGACGACGAGTTGCCGGTGTTGCGAGCGCGAAGCCACACACCGAGGACCGAGTAGTTCCCTGCCCAGTCCTGGCGGACCCAGTCGGCCTCCATGAAGAACTCGGTCGACGGGCCCGACTTCGCGACCCCGATGCGTACGGTACCCACGGGAACCCCCTACTCAGATCGGCTGGAAGTACACGTCGCCGTCCCGGCCGAGCGTGTTCGCGGGTGCGCCGGATCCGCTATAGATGGTCGGCAGCCCGAGCGCGGCACGAGCGTCGGCGGGGTTCGTCGCGCCGGTGCCGCCCTGGGCGACGGTGATGACGCCCACGTTCAGCCCGGACAGGCCGAGGATGTTCGTGAACGCCTTCCCCGCCTGCGTGTTCGTCGCTCCCGCGGCGATCTCCTTGCGCGCGAGCTCGATCCCGCCCGTGGGCAGATCCGGCGGGAGCGGTGACGCGGCCGGCGCCCCGGAGACGACGTCAATGATGAACTCGGTGTCCACCGCGGAGCCATCCAGCGGCGGATCCGGCTGCTTGGCGTAGATCCGGTCGATGCGCGGGTTCACACCATCCGCGGGGGCCGTCTCGCACGTCACGCTCGAGGGCATGCCGATGATGTAGGCGCCGCCGGATGCGGTGCGGACGATGACGAGACCGCCGCCGCTGACCGAGTACTCCATCGCCGCGGGGGCGCCGCTGACCATGAAGTGATCGGAGCCCATGCGTCCGGGCGTCGCCACCCCGGGCGACGACTGCTTGAGAAGTACGGCCAGCGCGCGGCGGAAGCCGACGCTGGTCGTCCCCTCGTCGTCGTCGTTGAGATCGATCGCGAGGCCGGCGGTTACGGTCACCATCAGAGCCACGCTCCTTCCGAGTAGTCGACCGCGAGCTGCGAGCCGGGCTGCGGGTCTTCGGGGCTGAACAGGTATCCGCGGGTCTCACCCGGGCCGATCGGCACCCAGTCGGCACGGATGAGGTTCGGCGAGACGTCGGCGCCGTTGAGGTTCGCGCGACCCCCAGCGAAGGGGGTGATGGTCAGGTCCTGGCCGCGTCCGACGGGAGCGTCGTACTCGATGACGTTCGTCTCGGACGTGATCGTGAAGCGCGGGACCGGACCGCGCACGGTGAACTTCTCGGGGAAGAGATCCGCCGTGCCCGGGTTGTGGATAACGAACACGCCGGGGAACAGCACGCCGCCCGAGGTACCGAACGACACCGCGCCGTCGACCATCGGGAAGCGGAGGCCACCCGAGGGCTCGATCGCCGCATCCATCTCGATTCGTCGATGCGGGCCGTACTTCCGAGAGTCGTGAGTCCAGAGCGGGATCTCGAACTCGGTGAACGTCTCGTCGATGTCGCGGACCTTCACCTGGCCGCGGATCTTCGCGCGCCGGAGCGAAAGCCACTGGCCGCCGACGAAGGCGCGGAAGTTGAGGTCACGCTTCTTGGCCAGCGACGCGAGCCACGGCCGTGCCACCCGATCGGCCCACCCGGGCGAGGACGACTCGCACGTGCCGCGGACCACGAGACGGCGAGGCCCGACCAGCACCTCGTCCGGATCGAAGGCGCCGTCCTCCCCGGGGACGAGGTTCTCATCGAACCGCGTCTCCGGGGAGTCGTACAGCCCCTCGATCTCTTGCAGCCACCACAGCCCCGCACCGGGTTCGGTGTAGAGCCGGCGGCCGTCGATCTCGATCATCAGCGCGTCCATCGGAACTCCCTCGCGACCAGCTCGGCCTGCTCCTGCGGAGTCATACCCGGGAGCGCCTGCACCGTGATGTGGGTGTCACCACCGCCGCGCCCTGCGACGTATGCCGCGGACTGGTCGGGGGTGAGCACCGCCTCGGGGCGGCCGGACAGGTTCACTGCCATGCCGCCGTGGGGAATCCATCCGCCCTGGTCGTAGAGCTTCGGGACCACGCCGCCGTTTGCCATCGCCCAGTGGACGTGGTTGAAGTGGGCCGACCGGACAGGCTCGGGCCAGTAGTGCTCGCGCCCGTTCTGCAGTTGCCGGCTACCCGCTGGGGAGTAGATCAGCTCACTGCTGCCGGGGAACGATGCCTTCAACCAGTTGAAGACGTCCATCCGAGGGGTGAGGTCGACCGCTCGACCCTTGCCGTGGTAGCCGGGGCTGCCAGGCCGGTATGCCGAGTTGAGGTTCACGTCCGGGAACCGCGCGTGCACCGTGTTCCACATCGCCTCCCAGCCCATGCCCTTCCCACCGGAGACGGCGGGTGCGGCGTCTGCGAACAGGCCGGCCATGCTCTTCACGGTGTTCGTGGCGAGCGCGCCGACGGTCTGTCCGAAGATGTTCTGGTCCCCGAGCAACGGACGGATTATGCCGTCGATGACGTGCTTCTGGATCGCTCCGCCCGGGTCGGACAGAAACTCCCACGCGACGCCGGCGGCGTTCTGGATGTTGTTCCAGACGTCGCCGGCGAAGTCGAGCACTCCACCATTGGCGAAGGCTCGACCCTCGCGCGCGGCCTTGTTCAGCGCATCGACGCCTGCCGCCCCGCCGACAGCACGGGTGAACTCGGGACGCATGATCGCCTCGCCGCCGGAGAGCGCGAGCCCGCCTGCGGTCGGTGACCAGAACTGGTGCACGTCGCGACCGGGCGTGTAGCCGGGCAGCACGCCACCGGATGCGAACTTCACGAGGTCTGCCTTCGGCAGCTTCATGTCGCTGAGGCCGAGCTCCCCGACGAGGTCGTTCCAGAAGGAGCGGAGACCGTTGTTCCAGACCGTGTCGAGGACGAAGTTGATCGGGGCGGCTGCTGCTGCCTTGATCCCCTCCCACGCGACCGCGATGCCGCGGGCGACGTTGTCGAACGTCTGCCCGATCAGCTCGATGCCGAGCTTGAACGGGGTGAAGACGTTCTGGTCGATCCAGGTCCACACCGTCGAGATCGTGGTCGAGATACCGTCCCAGACGGGCTTGATCACGTTCGCGTACAGCCACTGGAAGATCGCGCCGAGGGCCTGCAGCGCCAGGCCGATGAAGCCGACGATCGGCTCGATGATGGTCGTCCAGATCCAGGAGAACACCTGGCCGATCGCCGCGAACACGGGCGACACGACGTTCTCCCAGAGCCAGACGACGACGGCGCCCCAGAACCGGAAGTAGCCGACGATCAGGCCGACGATCGGGCTGATGACGTTCTCCCAGATCCAGGTGAAGACCTGCCCGATGGCCGCGAATGTCGGTTCGAGGACGTTCTGCCACAGCCACACGGCCACGGCGCCCCAGAACCGGTAATAGTTCACGATCAGGGTGCCGATCGGCAGGATGATCGTGTCCCACAGCCACTGGAAGATGGCGCCGATCGCGGTGAACACGGGGCGCAGCACGTTCTCCCACAGCCACGTCGCGACGACGCCGAGCCCGGTCATGAACGCCGACCAGATCTCCTGGCCGAGTTCGGTCTGCGTGAAGAACCACACGAGCGCGCCCACGAGAGCGGTGATCGCCACGATGACGATGCCGATCGGGTTCGCCGAGAGTGCAGCGTTCAGCAGCCACTGACCCGCGGCGGCCACGCGCGCCGCAGTACTCGACGCGATCGTGGCGATGGTGCCGCGGGACGTCGCCGCGGCGTGGGCGTTCGTCGCCCCGGTCGATGCGATCTTCGCGGCCGTGTTGGCTGCCTCGATTCGCGCCGAGTTGTTGCGCATGATGTTGTTCGCGAGGTAGACCGGCGTCGCCGCCAGCTCGCCCGCGCGCAGGGCCAGAGTGGCGTTCGCGACGGCCGTGGACGCGACCCGCCAGGCGATGAAGCCGGCCACGATCAGCGGCATGAACTGGATGATCGTGTCGACGTGGTCGGCGAGGAACGACAGCACGTTCGTGAGGATGTCGAGACCGCCGGCCGCGAGCGTCGCGGTAGCCTCGCCGATCTTCGGCAGCTCGGCGGCGAAAGCGGACAGAGCGGGCTTCAGCGTCGACACCGAGGTGCCGATGCTGCCGAACTGGGCGGTCGCACCCTCCATGTCGCTGCTGCCGGTGAACGCCGAGAACATCTCCTTCACGGCGCCGCCGATGCTGGCGAAGATGTCGTGCGTGATCTGGAGGCCCTTCACGACCTCGGGCGACAGCAGGCCGCTGGCCTCGTTCTCGGTGAAGCCGGTGGTCAGCAGATCCTTGACGTCGACACCGGCCTGCCACACCTGCACGAGCCCGTCCACGACCTTGTTGAAGTCGATGGCCGCGACCCACGCGGTGAGGCTGTCGATCCAGGGACCGATCCAGGTGGCGAGGGACGCACCAGCGCGCGCGGCGATCTCCTCGAGCGGGCCGAGCGCGGTCGTAAGCGCCTTCAGGAAGGGAGCGATCTTCGGGTACAGCCCGGACATGAGTCCTGCGCCGACGCGGCCGAGCGACGAGATGAAGTTCGCCCACGTGCCCTTGACGGTGCCGCCGACCTCGTCCGCGACGGTGCCAGCGGCCGCGGTCATCGCGGACGAGAATCGCTCGAAGTCAATCTCCCCGCGGGTGGCCATCGAGAAGATCTCGTCCGTGGAGACTCCGAGCTGAGTCGCGAGGGTCTGGTAGATCGGGATGCCGCGCTGGGCGACCTGCTGCAGGGAGTCGTTCTGCGCCTTGCCGACGGACGCGACCTTGGCGTAGATCGAGCCCATCTCGCCCATACCGACGCCCGCGGCCGCCGCGCTGTTCGTGACCGACTTCAGGACACCCGAGAGCTGCTCCCCCGGCTTGATCTGTGCGGCGACGAGCTGAGCGGCGACCGTTGCGGCGTCTCCGAGCCCGAACGCGGTGCCACGGACGGCACCGAGGGCGTTCTCCATCACCGTGGCGACGGTGCCGGCGTCGTTTCCGAGACCGGTGAGCTTGGCGCGGGCGGTGTCGATCGCGTCGAGGCGGGCGAAGCCCTTGACGAGCGAGGTGCCGACCGCGGCGGCGATCGTTCCGCCGACGACTGCGGCGCCGCCCTTCAGCACTGTGCCGATGCCGGACAGCAGGCCTCCACCGATTCGCTGCCCGATGCCGGCTGTCGAGGACTCGGCCTTGCCCAGCTCGACGGCGATGTCCCGGGACGCGTTGGGCATCCGGACCTGCAGAGCGACGTACGCGTTCGCGATTTCCACGCCAGTCGCCATGAGCACCTCCGTCTACGTGCCGGCGGACCGCCGTGCTTCCCGGGCCGCCCACTGCTCGGCCTTCGCGTTCTGCTTCGCCTCTTCCGCACGAACCTCGTGCGCGGGTCGTGGCAGGTCGATGCGCTTCGGCTGCGGACCCTTCGACTGGCCGTTGTGCCAATCGAGGACCTCGAGCCGGTAGATCGCCTCGCGCAGCAGATGCGCCTCGTCGGTGAGCGCGATCCCTCCGCCGGTCGCGCGCCAGAGGGCGCAGCCGTGCGGCAGGTTCCCGACGTAGTCGGCGAGCTCGGTCGGGGTGCGTTCGGGGATCGTGCGACCGCCACGCATCAGCCGTAGGCCGTACTCGCTCTGGAGCGATGCCCGCAGGGCGCCCTCATGTTCGTCGAGGGCGCCCGCGAGCGTCAGGAGTTTGGGTTGAGCGCCTGGAACAGGTCCATGACGAACTGCGAGCCCGCCTCCGTGGTCACGCGGCCGTTGGCGCCGCGGAGAACGTCGAGCACGGTCCGGTACTGATCGCCGACGAGGCGGCGCAGCAGCGACGGGAGGCGGGATGCGTCGTTCTGGTCCTGGACGGCGCGGATGTCGTCGAGGACCTCGAAGTCGTCGAGCGCTTCGTCCGCGACGTCGACATCGATGCTCGTTCCGAGAGTGACCGGCATCGTGACGCGACGACCGGGGACGGTTCGGGTCTTGGGCTTCCCGTCGTCGTCGAGGCCATCGGGCAACTCGATCTCGACGGTCTCGACCTTCGGCGTGACGGCCTTCGACTGGTGATCCTGGGGCGCTCGCGCGCCTGCGGGCTTGGTGGGCATTTCGGTTCTCCTCCGACTGATCTCCGACGTGCGAAATGGGGCGGTGGGCGGAGCCGTCGGAGGAAACTCCGCCCACCGGTCTTGGGGCCTGGGTTACTCGGGCGGCAGAGCGGGCGCCGTGGCCTCGCTGTGCTGCGCGATCGCCGCCAGGCGCTCGGTCTTGTTCTTGGCGCGACTCACGTCGATGCCTTTGCGTCCGGCGAACGCGTCGAGCTGCTTGATCGTCCAGTCCGCCGTCGGCGTCCCGAAGGGCAGCTCGACAACGCCCGACTCCGTCTTCGCGGCCAGCGCATGCCGGTAGCCGAAGCGGTCCAGCCGGTACGGCTGCCCGGGAGCGATGTCGTCGTGACGGTCGGGGATAGCCATCAGGCGCCGCCCTCTTCCGCCGCCTCGAGGTCGGTCATGAGGTGCGTGTAGTCGCCGATGATCTCGCCGATGAAGGGGAACCCGGCGATGTCGGTGCCGCCGTACACGCGGTCGCCGTTCTGCACGATCTCGAAGCGCGGAATGATCAGACGCTCCTGCACGTCATCGTCGTCGGCGTCGAAGAAGTCGATGACGGCCGAGCGGACGGCGACTCGCTGGCCGGGGCCGCGGGTGACGGTGCGGACGCCGGCGGCGGATGCCGCCTGCTTCTCGTGGTAGCGCAGGGCCTGGGTCTGCTTCTTCGTCTCCAGCGCGTGGAAGGCGTAGGTGGTGCCGGACTCCGTCACGCGGGTGCGGACGACCGCCTGGCCCTGGTGGCCGCGGATCTTGTTCACCGAGCCGGTGAGGCTCTCGGTGACGCCGTCGGAGTGCAGCCAGCCGACGTCCTCGAAGGCGGGATCGAGCGGCCCGGTGAGGGTCGTCGGCAGGGTGGTGCCGAACGGGGCGAGGTTGATCGCGTCGAAGTCCGACCCGAAGATTCGGGCGAGCTCAGCGTTCACGGTCATGTGTGTCTCTCTTTCGTGTGGAGCCGGGCATGACCGGCGGTTAGTCCCCCGCGGGCGCGGGAGGGGTTCGACGGGTCGCGCGAACGCGCGGCCGCACGGTGAATCGGTAGACCGGGATCTCTGTCTCCGGATCAGGCACGAAGTAGGGCGAGGTCACGGTGATGCGACGCCAGAGGGGCAGGGCGCCTCGGCTGTCGAGGAACGCCATGCGGGCGTCGTCGGACATGACGCGCGCGCCCTCGTCGTCGTCCTCGTCCCAGGAGTCGACGGTGATCTGCGGGGCATCCAGCACGCGGCTGACGGTGTCGCCGCCGGTGCCGTACACGCGGTAGAACCTCGGCGGCCGCGGCGAAGGGACGCGAAGGGACGCGGGCAGCCCGAACTGGACGATGAGGAAGTCGATCGCTTGGGCCTCGACGTCGGCGAACTTCATCGACGCACCGACCCGACGGCACGCTCCAGCACGGCGTCACGAGCCTGCCGGCGCATCGCGCGAGCGGTCGTCGCCTGCACGTACCCGCGGGCGGTCCACCGGTGCGGGCGCCGCACGTACTCGAAGCCATCGCCTGCGTTCGCTGCGACCTCTCGGCCGACCGAGTCGACGATCGTCTGCATCTCGGGCGATGCCATGATCTGGTTCAGCGCGGCGAGGTTGAGCTTGATGTCCTCGGCCACGGTGTCCCCTATCCGTCGGTGCGGCCTGCTTCGCTCGGCCGGTTCCAGCGCGTGGGCGCCTGCACGTACTCGTGCGGGTCGCCGATGATGTTCAGAGCCGCTCCGCCGCGGATCCGCACGCGGCATCCGGCGAGGCTCTTCGTGTAGGCCTTCGGCCAGTAGAGGGACCACTCGACGCGCACCCCAGACGGGCGGGCGGCGTCAGGGACGTCCGCGAGCGGGCCCGGGAACACGAGCACGTTGTGCACGGGCTCGTCAGCCCACTCGAACCGCGGCTCGTGGCGCGAGTTCTCGCCGACCTTCGTCGGCCGCTCGACGATGACCGTCTCGCCACGGATCACGAGTGCGTCTCCGGCCACATGCGCCCGATGAGGCCCGCATCCGGGAAGGAACCCAGCGGGAGCCCCGGAGCGGACGTGAGGCCGCACAGCGAGCGCAGGGAAGTCCTGTCGTCCTCTGTGAAGCACGAGCCGATGTCGCGATACGTCTCGCGCATCGGACCGACGCCCGTTGACGCGAGCGAGCGCGGCGGGAGCTGCTGCGCCTCGTCAGCCACGCCACGGAGGATGGCGATCGCGTCCTCGCGCAGCGGGCTGTCGTCGGGCAGCGCTTCGATGCAGGGGGCGATGATCCGAGCCAACACGAGGATCCGGCGACCCAGGTCCGGATCGACTCCGAGGTGCTCATGTGTGATCGGCATCATCGCCCCCTTCTGTCAGGACTGCTTCTTGTCGTCGGCCACGAGCGCGGCGACCAGCTCCGGCCGGTTGCCCGGCTCGGCGGGGCTGATCTTGTCCGCGTCCTCGCGATCCTCGTTGCGCTTCTCGATCTCCGACTTCAGGTCGGCGACCTTCACGCCCTCGTAGGGCTCTTCCTCGTCGTCCTCGTCGAACTCGTCGGGCACGACGTCCTCACGGGCGGGCTCTTCCGGGTTCAGTCGGTCGAAGCGCTCGAGGTCGTCCTCGTGCACGTCCACCTCGTCGCCGAGGTAGCCGGTCACGGGGCGCCCCGAGGCGTCCGTGTAGACGATGAATCCGGCGCGTACCGTGCGCTCGGCCATCAGCCGGCCAGCCCGGTCAGCTTGAACACCGAGAACGGGTCCGTGATGTAAGAGACGAAGCGCGCGTCGGTCTGCACCCACGTGCGCTGCGAGCCCGGCTCACGCCACGTCTCGGTGCCGAGCGCCTTCTCGGGCCGCATCTCACCGGGCTGCCCCGCCGCGAGGGCGTAGGCGGTGCCGGCGGCGACACGGTTCGAGGCCCGGAGGGTCTCGATGCCGTACGACTCCAGCAGGTCGGTGAGGTCGTCGCCGTAGACGATGCGGAGCTGCAGCGCCTGATCCGGGTTCAGGATCAGGGTGTCGATTTCGACGCCCAGCTCCTGCTTGTCGGCGAGGCCCTGCACGCGCGCGATATCGGACGCCGGCCACAGGGCAGCGTTGGTCTGGCCGGCGCCGCCGGTGACGACGCTGTTCCAGTTCGTGCCGACGACGACCTGCGACGGGAACGCCGCGAGCGCCTGGTCGACGATCGCGATGCCGCGAGCGTCCTGACGGCGGACCATGGCGTTCATGATCTTGCGACCCTCACGCTGGATCTTCCCGCTGTCGTTGCGGTCGCGTGCCTCGTCGGTGACGAAGAACTTGCCACCGTGCTTCTCGACAGCAGCGACCTTCGGCTCGCCGTCCTCGGACGTGAGGTTCGGGAACTCCGCGCCGGGCGCGACCTCCTGCACGTCCCGAGTCGGGAAGAGGTCGTTCAGCGTGAGCTGGTCGTAGATGACCGCTCCGCCGGAGACGCCGCCCGGGGTCGAGAAGAACAGCGGGCTGATGTAGTTCCGCAGAGTGATGTCCGACAGGTATCGGGTGATGCGAGTCGGCTGGTTGAGCATCTGCTCCACGGTGATGGTGGAGCCGTTGACGGTCGGCGCCGCGAAGGGGTACGCGGTGGCGTTGGCGTTGGCCATGATTTTGCTCTCCTTTCTCAGTAGAGCTCGATGAAGACGTCGTTACCGGCGGTTCCGGCCGACCAGGCGCGGCCGCGGGCCTTGCCTGCTGCGAGCGTGACGGCTCGTCCGTTGGCGCCGACCTCGACCTCGGCGCCGACGGAGATGTTGCCGCCTGCCGTGACGGGGACGACGGAACCGACGCCGCGGAGGACGTGCAGCTTGGCGGTGGCCGCGGTGTCACGCGAGGCGACGCCCACGGACAGTCCGGCAGCGGTGGCGGGGCCGACCGTGATCGGCGTGCCGGTCGCGACGTTCAGCGCGGCCGTGATGTCCACGAACGTCTTACCGATGACACCGCCGGCGGCAGCCGTTGCGGTGAGATCGGCGCCCGGGCGGTATGCCGGGATGCTCTCGTTGGTCATGGTTCAGTGCTCCTCTCAGCGCTTCCAGTGCGCGGGGTAGGCGTTGTCCTGGGGCTCGCCGGCGGCGTGTCCCAGCTCGGTCGTGGGGAGGGCCGTGTTCTCCGGGAGCGCCGCGAGCACGCCCGCGAACTCCTTCTCGTCCTTGTCGAGACGGGCACGCCAGGTGTCCTTCGACTCGGAGGTGATCCGGCCCGTCTGCAGCGCGGTCGCGATGATCGCGTCACGGCGCTCGCTGTCCTGACGGGCGGCAGCCTCGGCTCCTCGAGTGGAGTTCGCCTGGAGCTGCGCGAGGACCGTGGCGTCGACCGCGACGAGCCCTTCGGGGAGCGCAGCGGCGGCGGCCGGGGCGGGGGCGGGAGTCGGGTCGGCGCGCTCTTCGAGCGCCTCATCGACTGCGGCGAGGATCTCGTCGTCGGTTGCCTCGGCGCGCACGCCGAGCCGCTGGACGAGGCCCGCCTTGATGGTGTCGCTCATCGTGAGCGCCTCCTTCGTGTTGGGTTCTCCCGGCTCGGACGAGCTCGGGGGCTTGGGAGCCGCAGCGCGCGCGGATGCGGCGGCGGCACGGACGCGCGTGGATCGCGCTTCGGCGTCCGCGTCGTCGTCGGATTCGACGGGCAGGACGACCACGTCGAGTTCGTCGTCCTCGGTCCCGACCGTGGTGGCGGTGCCGGCGTCGGCGACGACGGTGACCTCGTCAGCGAGCCCCAGCTCAACGGTGTCTGCGGCCGTCAGCCACGTCTCATTCGCGAGCAGCGTCGCCCAGTCCTTCGCGCCGGCCTTCGCCGTGTAGACCTCGACCATCGACTCTTCGAGCTTGTCCAGGAAGTCAGCGTTCTTCCGCATCTCCTTGGCGTTGCCCCAGGCGATCGCCGACGGCGAGTGGATCATCATCTGACTGCCGGGGCTCATGAACGTCTTGTCGCAGCTCGCCGCGATGAACGAAGCCGCCGACGCCGCGAGGCCGTCCACGACCGCGGTCACGCTCGCGCGATGCGCGCCGAGCATGTTCAGGATCGCCATCGCCTCCCACACCTCCCCGCCGGGCGAGTTGATGCGGAGCACGATCTCCTCGACGGACTCGGGCAGCGCGTCGAGGACACGGCCGACGTCTTCCGTGGAGATGCCCCACCAGCCGCCCCACGAGTCGATCGGTCCGTACATGCGGATCGTCGCGACGGTCGCGTCGCCGGTGGCCGTCGGCGCGGTGACCGCGCTGAAGAACTCCGTCTTCGCCTTGGGCGGCTCGACGGACCCCCAGTACCGGCGCGCCTGCCGCTCGTCGCCCTGGGTCGGTCCCGACGTCGGACGGGCGCGGCCGGGTGCGGCCGATCGGATGGTGTTCATGCGGCCTCCTCAGGCTCTTCGGTGGGCTCGGGATCGGCCGCGGGTGCAGGATCCGTGTCGTCCCGGACGGGGAGCCCGTACAGGCCCCGGAGATGCGCCTCGAGCGCGCGGTCCCACTTGATTGCGCCGGAGTCGAGCAGCGCGCGGATCGCTTCGGCGGTGGCGGGGTGCTCGGCGCCGATCTTCGGCGGGACGAGCCGCGGGGCGGGCTCGTTCGGTCCCCAGTTCGCGTCCACGAGGTCTTCGATCACGTGCTGCTGCGTGGTCGTCGCGATGTGCCGCGCGAGCGCGTTGAGCGAGTTCGTGAAGAAGTTGGCGAACGTGTCGCCCAGCGCGTACGAGCCGGTCGAGTTGTCGCCGCCGAGGTTCAGGAAGTTCGCGAGTACTGCGCGCGCGATCTGCTCGTCGTAGTACCGGATCTGCTTGTCGAGGTCGGGCACCTTGCCGGTGACGCCCTCGAACCGGAACGTCGCGCCGTGTGGGAACGATGCGCCGGCAGCGTCACCCGCTCGCGCCCCCTTGGCGATCGAGAGACCGCGAGCGATCTCTTCGTCCAGCCACTGCTTCTTCTGCTCGTAGCTGGCGTTGTCCGGGGGCGGGGCGCTGGTGTAGCTCGGCAAACCGAGCCCGTTGCGTTCGGCGGCGAGTGCCTGGACGCGGAGGGTGCGGTCCTTCAGGAGCCACATCTTGTACGCGGCGCGCAGCAGCGAGACGCCGATCCAGTTCGGTCCCTCGCGCTCGTTGACGTACACGACCAGGCGGTCGACGGGGATGCGGACGCCGTCGAGGTGGGCGCCGATGAAGTTCGAGCGGCCGGGCGACGGCGCGAATGCGACGCCGTGCTGTCGGACTGCGACGAGGCCACCGTCGGCAGCTACGTCGAAGCTCTCGATCGTGCGAGGCGGACGCCAGGCGAGCTTCTTGAGGTGGGCGAGGCCGAACGCGTCGATCGAGTAGACCTGCTCGAACACGGAGTGTCCGAACACCAGCTCGAGCAGCGCGAGGCGGAGGAACTCGTCCCAGGAGAAGCGGCCCTTGGTGCGCAGCGGCGCTGTCCGGGGCTTGCCCTTGATCGCGAGACCGAGGTCATCCGCGATGTGCTGGGCGACCTCGGGGCGAACGCCAGCATCGTCGAGCTGCCACTCCGTCTCCTGGATCGGCAGCGTGACCGCGCGGAGCACGGACATCACCTGCGGGTCCTCGCGGCGCATCCGGTCGTAGACGACGTTCGACTGCGGCCACTGCACTTCGGGGTTCGTCTCGTTGACGACTTCGGCGAGCATGCCCGCCCATCCCTGCAGGGGGGCGGTCTGGTATCCGATCTCTGCCAACGCGGGCCTCCTGTCAGAATCGGGCGAAGGCGAGATTCACCTCGCGGCTGTCCTCGACGTCGTCGCGGGTGAGGATCTGCGCAGCCGGCGGTGGCGGCGTCTCCTCTGCCGGCGCCGGAGGCGACAGCACTTCGAGCCCGTAGAGCGCTTCGCTCATGGCGATGAGCCCGGAGATGTCCACCGGCTTCGACTTGCGCCGCGACCACGCCTTGTTGTCGGCGTAGTCGGTGACCACGCCGCCCTCGATCGCGGTGTCAATGTCGGGCTGTTCGACGATGAGCAACTGCTGGTCGCGGACACGGTCACGCATGCGAGCGGTCGCGTGGGCGAAGTTCCCGCCGTCGAGCGCGTGCACGATCAGACCCGCGTCCTCGAACAGCGGCACGAACTCCGCGGCGCGGCATCCGCGGCTCTGCACGACCACCTCGCGGTGTCCGGACGTCTCCGCGAGGTCGGCCATGAACTTCGGCACCCACAGCATTCCGGTGCGCTTCACGCGCGCCGTCACGAACGGGCGGCCATCTGTGGTGAGCACCGCGGCCGCCAGCCAGGTCATGTCGTCCTCGCTGGTGTCGACGGCCCACACCGTGCGGCCTCCGCGTGGGATCACGATCTCCGACGGCGCGACCCTGCGCGGCCGCCAGTCACGTGGCGAGATGAACGACTTCACCTGCGAGGTCACCCACTGGCACAGCACCTCGGTGCGGTAGGACGCTTCGAGCATGTCTCGGGCGTCCTGGAGGCACATCTCGACGGTGATTTCGCCGTAGCCGATGCTCGGGTTCGCCTGGAGGATCCCGGCGATGTCGTCGAGCGCACAGCCGTCAGGCGCCGACCACTCGAACAGAGCGGCCGTGGGTGCGACCAGCTCGCCGTTGGCGTAGGCCTCCAGCTCGTCCACGCCGCGCGCGAGCCAATCCTCGATCTCGGCGATGCGCGTCTCGCGCTGCTTGCGGAGCACGACCGAGCGCACGTCGCCGGCGTTCGAGATGCCCCAGAGCTGGGAGTTGAAGACGGCCTTCGTGGTCTGCGCAACCGAGTCCCAGGCTTCCCACGTCTGCTGTTCGCGCATCTCGTCCATCAGGACACGCGCTGCCGACTTCCCGCGGCCGCCCTTTCGGGATGCCGCGCGGACCTCGTAGTGCGCACCGTTGCGGAGGTAGATACCCGGCTGCCCGTTCTTCCGCTGCAGCTTCTGCACGGCCTTCGCGAGCGACGGCACGTGGCCCTCGTTCTCGACGTCGCACCAGCGGCCGGTGAGGTTCCAGACGTCCTGGGCGGTGTCGAGGTTCTGGGCGGTGCCGAGCACCTTGAAGCGGAACGGCGGCAGCCGATCCTCGAACCGGTCCGCGTCCACGAACAGCCACCAGGCGGCGAGTACTGCGGCGAGCATCGACTTGCCGTTCTGGCGCGCGACGAGCACGATCACGCGGCGGAAGCGGAACGTCCCGTCGGGGTTCAGCTCGAGCGCGTGGATCAGCAACCACTTCTGCCAGGGGTAGAGGTCGACGCCCAGGAACAGCAGCGCGAACTCGATGACCTCGAAGCCGAGTGTCGTCTCCGGGGTCAGCGGGCGCAGCGGCCGCGTCCACAGCCGGGGCTCTTCCGAGCCCTTCAGGTCGTCATAGTCAGACGGCTCCTCCACGACGGCGGTTCTTGAAGTCGTCGAGGTCAACCGGGTTCCCCTCCTTCGGAGGCTCAGCCGGAGCGTCAGGGCTCGGCGCGGGCATCGAGGCGTTGAGCGCAGCGCGGGCGGCAGGCGTGGCGCCGAGCTCGCGGAGACCGTTCCACAGATGCGGCAGGAGGTACATCGCCTTGGTCGCCTCGAGCGAGGTCCCGTTCGCGACCGCATGATCGATCTGGCGAGCGACCTGCCGACACGACGCGATGAGCGCCTCGTCAGCGGCCGTCGTTGTGATCTCCGCGAGCGTCTTCTCGAACGCGTCGGTGATGGCGTCCTTCACGCGCGTGGGCTCGCCGAGCAGACGTTGCCGCTCCTGCATGAGCTTCACGACGCGGTCGGTGGCGGCCGCGTCGCCGTTGATCGCCTTCTGCCAGTGCGCACGGTGCAGCGCGTCGATCCGCTCGAGGTCCACAATGCGCGCCGCGGTCTGATCGAGCGCGACCGTCGATTCCTCGATGGCCTTGCGCACGGCGGTCTTCACCTGAGCGACGGTGCACCCGAGCTGCACGGCGATCTGCTCGTACGACACGGCCGCACGGAAGAGCGCGAACGCCTTCTTGCGGTCAGGCGTCGCCATCGGCATTCCCCGTGAAGTCGACCGGCACTCCCCCACGCGTCGGCACGATGCCGGTGTGCTCCTGGAAACGCCGGCAGATGACGTCGGCGTACGTCGGGTCCAGCTCGACGAGGAAAGCCCTCCGAGCGAGGCGGTGCGCAGCAATGAGCGTCGAGCCGGATCCTGCGAAGCCGTCGATCACCCAGGCACCCGGAGCGCACGAGTTCACGAGCATCGCCTCGACCAGCTCGACAGGCTTCATCGTCGGGTGCACAGCAGACTTCGACGGGCGAGCGACATCGAACACGGTGGACGAGCGGTTGTCGCCGTGCCAGTGCTCTCCGCCGCGGCCGAGGCGGCCCTCGCCGCCTGCGGTGAAGCCGTACGCGATCGGCTCGAACTCGCGACCGGCCTCGTCGATGACGCCCTCGATGATGGGCTCCGACTGGTAGTGGTAGTCGGCGCGGGACAGGACGAACCGGTCCTTCACCCACATCAGCGTCTGCCGGTACCGGATGCCGAGCCGTTCCATCGCGCGCTGCAGCGGCACGCGCAGCACGTCGGAGTGAGCGACGTAGATCGGAGCGCCGGGACGGCACACGGCGGCCGCGACTTCGAGGAACGCGACCGACACGGCGATCGCCGCATCCGCTCCGTCGTTCTGGATGCGGAGGCCCGTGCCCCCGACGTACTCGACGCCGTAGGGCGGGTCGGTCCAGCAGCAGTCGAACGCGATGCCGTCGGCGGCCGCGCGCACCGCATCGAGGTCGCCGGACGAACCGACGAGCAGCCGGTGCTCGCCGAGCTGCCACACGTCGCCCACGCGCGACACGGCATCCGCCGCATCCGGGCGGTCGGGCACATCGTCCGGATCGGTGAGCGACACGGGCGTGGACAGCTCCGCGATGAGCATGTCGAGGTCGCCCTGCGTGTAGCCGGTGCCATCGAGGTCACCTGCGGCCGCGAGCGCAGCCACCAGGTCGGCGTCGTCATACGAGCCGAGGTCCGCGAGACGGTTGTCCGCGAGCACGATGCGCGTCGCCGTGGCGTCGTCGACATCGACCGTCGTCGCCTGCACCGAGTCCCACCCCAGCGAGCACGCCGCCAGGTACGTGTGGTTCCCCGCGAGGATCTCGTTCGGCCGACCGGTCAGCGTCCCGACGTTCACCACGAGCGGCCGATACTGCCCATGCGCCGTCAGCGACTCCGCGATCGCACGCACATCGCCGCGCCGCGGGTTCCGGTGGAACAGCGACAGATCCTCGACAGCGAACCGGACGACTTCCAGACGGCGAAGGGTCGATTCGTCCACCAGATCACCGTCCTTCGAGTCTCGTGCGCGTGCGCGTGCGCGATGGGGGTACCCAAATCACCCGGGGAGAGAGGAACACAGCCTCCGGGAGTGGTCCGTGGGTTGGGCGAGGGCTGGATTTTTGTGGGGGGACCCTGTGGGGTTAGGCGCGGATGAGTTCGCGGTGGGGTGAGGTGGCGGTGCAGGCCCATAGGGAGTCCCACACGGCCGTGTCGTGGATCAGGGCGTCTACCCCTACGTCGAGGTAGAGGACGTCGGCGTTGTGGCCTCTGAGGCCGAGGTGCTGGCGGTGGGTTCGGACGGTCACTCTTCCCCCGTTGGGGTAGTCGATCTGCTCTCGCCCGTTCGCTCTCCGGACGGTGATGTCGGCGGTCGCTTGCGCTGCGATCTCGTCGAGCGCGCACCGTGACTCGATGCCGAGCACGGTGATGACGATCACTCGCTTCCCCTGCTCTGCGTCCTTGCTGATGCCGAGCGCCGCGTATCGGTTCATGACACGCTCCCTCCGGTTGCCATACGGTGACGGGATGTCGTTCTCTATCGCGCAGCTCCGAGCCATGTCCGACGCAGAGCTGATCGCCACACACGATGCGCTCGCACGGAACACGTCAGTCGGGATCAACTACTACCTGGACGAGATCGAGCGACGCGAGCGTGAGCGTGCGGCGAAGGAGTCTCAGAAGCTCGCCCGCGCTGCGTTCGTCGTCAGCATCGTCGGCACGATCTTGTCCGTGATCGCGACCGTGGCAGCCGTCGTCGCGCTCTTCATCGCGGGCGGCTGATCATCACATCTCCGCTGGCAGCAGCTCGGCGGGCATGTCCTCGCAGTTGATCCGCACCTGCGACTCCGGATGCACCCACTGGTGAGGCAGGGCGTCGTGCTCGAAGTCGGGGGCCATCTGCGTTCCTCTCCGGTGGGATGTCGGAGCCCGTCCCTAGGCTTGACCCAGTCGCCATGCGGCGACCCGGACAGAGGGAGACGTTGTGGCAGCGAAGTTGGTGCTCATCGAGCGCAAGGACGGCAAGTGGGGATGGTCGCTGTACGGCGACAACGGCAGCGACATCATCGCTACTGACGGCGGCCAGGGATACGAGAAGAAGGCGACGGCGCGCGAGATGGCAGAGAAGGTCATCAGCGGGCACTACGACGGCGTCGAAGTCCGCCGCCGCGACTACGACCGCTGATCCTCACCACCAGTCGGGGACGAGATCGCCGAGCCCGCCCGAGTTGATCGCCCCGGCGCCTCGCTGCTGGTTGCAGAGCGTGTGCGCGTGGCGGAAGTTGTCCCAGTCCTCTTGCAGCTCGGGATGCGTGGACACCGGGTAGTAGTGGTCGAGGTTGTGGGAGTCGGGTGTCGTGCCGGGCTTCGCGTCGTAGTCGATCCGCCCGTGGCAGATGTGACAGTTCGCGTCCGGGTCGCCCTCAGCGTCGAGGCGCTTCCCGTCCTCGTAGAAGTCGGTGCGCAGTTGGTGCATGCGCCGGCTGTTCTGCCTCGCCTGCACGACGCCGGGGCCCAGGGTCTCCGCCATCGTTCCCCCGCTCGAGTGGTGAGCGGGGCGCCGTCGCCGTGGGTCGGTTGGGCGCCCCGCTGTGGTGGTGCAGGTACCCCTAGCTCCGAGGAATCGTGAGCATCGTGAGGGTCCTTCGCGGCAGGCAGCTCCGCGTTGACACCGGTCTGACCTCGGTCGGGAGGAGTAGGGAGGGCGCGACATCCCTGCGCGCCCTGCTCTATCGACTCAGAACTCCCGACCGAGGGATCTAGAGGGCGACGACGTCGCCGTGGTTCGTGGTGGCCGTGCGGCCGTCGGTGTCGATGACGACGCCTTCGCGGGCGTAGCCGCCGCGCGAGTACCGGAGCATGTCGCCCACCCGGATGCCGTCGGCCTCGCCGACGTCGTAGGTGCGCGGTGTTGTCTCGTCGATCCACTCGGCCGCGGAGCGAGCCTCGTCGGCGAGACGGCGAGCGTCGAAGTGGCGGGACGTGTCGAGCACGTCAGCGGTTTGAATGAGGCCGGCACGGTCCCGCTGCTCGCGGAGCCGGTCGATGTTCCGCCGGTTCGTCGCGTAGAAGGTGGCGTGTCCGGGCCCGTGGGTAGGCTCCACGGCAGCCCTCCGATCGAGTCACGTCGATGGTGGGTTAGACCCCGGTCGGCGTTGGCGCGCCTGCCGGGGTCGTCTAGGTCTAGTGACGCCGAAGGCCCCGGAGCATCGTGTGCTCTTCGGGGCCCTCAGCGGTTGGTGTCCCTGTCCGACACCTTGCTAACTCTCAAGTTAGGGGTGTCAAGTACTCCGGGTGGCAGAGGTGCAGAAACACGGCGTGTCGCGTCGTGAGCGCTCGCCTGCGCGGCGCGTAGGGCACGCATGCGGTAGCGGTGCGTCGGCCAGTTCCCGAGCCGCTCACGGAAGTACGCCTGGAGCACGGACAGCTCGACGACGCGCACATGCTGGCCGTTGCGCTCTTCCCAGCCCATGACCATGCCGCTGCGCCGCCAGTGACGGATCGTGTTGACGGCGCGCCCGGTGAGTTTCGCGGCCTCACGGTAGGTCAGGGTCGGCATCGTTCCCAATCGGGTGGCGGCACGTACGGCGCGATGACGTGCGGTCCCGAGTGTCCGTGCTCGCGTTCACACCACGTGCCGTCCTCGGTGATGCAGACCCGGATGCCGTCAACCTCGGCGTAGGCGATCGAGGCCCCTCTCATCGCTCCCCCGGATCGGTCGAACCGGAGGATGACGCTGCGAGACGTTCGCGTTCTCGCTCGCGCCAGGTCTGCCAGTCGAACGCCTGCTCGCGGTGATCTGGGCAGAAGTCCTGGTACACCGCCGTGCGCTTTGGGCCGACGTAGTGCACCGTGCCGACCCACCCAGCCTCGCTGGTGATCGTGCGAGCCGTGGTGAGGCCGACGCCGCTCGAGATGGTCGCCGTGCACTCGAAGTTGTCGCACGAGATCCGGACACGCTGTTCGACGCTCATCGGTTCTCCTCCCCGGTCGGCCCGGCAGCTCGATTCCGTTTCATCGCCGCGCGCTCGCGCTCGGACTTCCCACCCCAGATTCCGAAGCGCTCGTCGTTGCGCAGGGCGTACGCGAGGCAGTCGTCAAGGACCTCGCACCCGCGACAGATGCTCTTTGCATCCCGAGTCGAACCGCCCTTTTCCGGGAAGAACGACTCAGGGTCTACCTCGGCGCAGGCGCCGTCCTGCATCCACGGCTCCGGGCGGATCAGCGCGGGCGCATCCGTCCATGCCGTCGGCGCGTTCACGCCGCGCGCGACGACGATGCCCTGCGCATTCGATCCGGTGTTGTGCTGAGCGCTCATCGATTCTTCTCCCCTGCTGCCATGTCTGCCCGGCGTGCCGCGTGACAATCCGCACATGACACGACCGGCCAGTTCTTCTCCGTGCTCTTCGCCTTCCGGCCGCAATACCCGCGGCCCGGCTGCGCTCCGTCAGCGCACCTCCGCTGCGTGTCGGGCGTCGAGACGGCGGGAGGCTTCCACGCATCCCGCTCGCGCTTGATCGGCCCCTCGCTCACGGCCCACCCGCGTACTTCGTGCCGCACACCGTGCAGGCCTTCGCGAGCATCGACGTCCCGTCGGGGCCCTCGATCCAGTCGACGAGGACCGCCTCCTGCCCGCACACCTCGCACAGGTCCATCACGGTCGGCGCCGGATCCTGCACGTCCGGCTGACGACCCGAGACGCGCCGGATGAGCGCGAACAGCGTTTCCTCCAGCTCGACGAGGTCGGGCCACGCGCGGATCCGGTCTACGACGCGCGCGAGCCATGCGCGAGCCTCGTGCGCCCACCATCGGGCCGAGTCGACATCCTCGGGCAGCTCGAACGGGATCGACAGTCGCTCCACGTCGAGGTGTACTGCGGCGCAGTCCAGGTAGGCGCGGAGAGCTGCCCACGCTGCCACCGCATCACGCGTACCGGGCCCGTCCACCACGGGGATGTTGTCGATGTAGCCGCCTCCGGAGACGCGCTCCTGGATCTTCACCGCTCGGAGGTGTGGCATCACGAGCACGCCCGTCGTCTGGACGATGAGCGGGAGCTGATCGATGTGCCAGAGGTATCTCTCCGTCCAGCGCCGGTAGCCGGCGTCCGGGTCGATCGCGTCGAGGGGAATGGTCACGTGGCATCCCCCAGCCGAGCCACCGGCTCATATCCGCATCCCGACTCGTGCCCGTACACGGCGCCGACCACCGGACCTGGGCCACAGGTGCACACTCCGGTGTCCTGCACGAGCCATCCGCCAGCGATGTCGAGCGGGGACTTCCGAAGCCCAAGACCGCCCTTCCAGGGCAGAGGCTCATCGAGAGCCCGCGGGTTCGCGAGCTGCAGGTGGTGCGCGCCCATCTGCGCCCACTGCGAGCACCAATCGGTCACGCCCCGCTCGCGGTAGCACTCGCCTTCGAACGGGCCCGAGCGATGCACGTCCACGAGGTCGACAACACCGATGATCGATCCGCGGTCGGGGGTGAACTCGGCGAACCTGTCTCCGATGAGCTGCGCCACCGTCTCGAAAGCAGCGAGGTCGTCGCTCTTGCCCGCGTGAATGGCGACCGGGCCGCGGTAGGGCCCGAGGGAGCGCCCGCGATTCTCGACGTCCTTCCCGCCGTGAATGATCGCCCACGCCCACGGCTGGCGAACGGTGAGGATCCTCATGCTGCTGTCCATTCGGTGTCGAGAAGGTCGAACAGGGTGGGGATGCCCTGCTCGCGGTCGTGGCGCTCGAGGTACACGAGCGAGTCCGCGACGGATGCCGGGTTCAGCTCAGAGCCGTAGCCGCGGCGGCCCTGGCGCACCGCTTCGAGGACGGTCGAGCCGAGCCCGCTGAACGGGTCGTAGACGAGGTCGCCGGGGTTCGAGTACGCCGCGATCAGGCGGCGCGGGATCTCCAGCGGGAACGGGCAGATGTGGTTCTCGACGGCGCGGCGCTTCTGCTCGCTGTTCAGCGTCTCGATGCGCAGGACGTCGTGCCAGACGTTCGGCGCCCACGAGCCCGGCACGAGCGACGCGAACGTTCCCGGGAGCGCGTTGGTGGCAGCGAGGCGCTCGGCGAGGGCGACGTGCTGCTCGTAGTCGTAGACCGACGTCAGCGACTGCTGGGTGAACAGCTTCGAGCGCGCGCCCGGGTCGAGTACTGCGAGCTCGTCGATCGACAGCAGGCGGTCGCCGCCGACGCGCCAATCCGCGGCCGCGTTGATCTGCCACCGGCCGACCGAGTACGCCTCGCGCTCCTTCACGACCCGCTCGTCAGCCCAGCCCTTCGACCGGTCCGACTGCGGCTTGTGGAACAGCAGCACGTACTCCGGCGAGCCGACACCCATCGGCGTGTGGTCGCGCAGCATCTTCGTGTACGAGAGCCGGTACGTCTGGTTGTTCTCGCGCACGACGTCGGTCGTGACAGTGATGGCGCCGTAGTAGTCGAACCCGTGCTGCCGGTAGTGCGCGATCGCTTCGGCGTGCAGCTCGCTGACCGTGTAGACGCCGCGGCCCGTGACGGAGCCGAAGAGCTGCCGGTCCTTCACGTGCACGGCGAGGATCCGGCCCGGCATCAGCGCGCGGTAGAGCGACGGCGTCAGGTAGTCCATCTGCCACCAGAAGTGCGCGTTGTCGTCGGTGTGACCGAAGTCGGCGTAGTTCGGCGAGTACTCGTAGTGGTTCCCGAACGGGATGCTCGTGACCATCAGGCCGACGGAGTCCGCCTCGAGGTGGTCACGCGCCTCCACGACCGAGTCGTTCAGCGCGATCGTCCACGCCTTCCCCTCGTGCGCTTCACGCTCGACGCCCATCGCGCGGGTCAGCTCGGCGGAGATCGCCGTGGCGGAGAGCCCGAACTCGCGGAGGACGTCGGACATGGTGTCGGTGAGGCGGTCGTCCTCCGCCCACTTCGTCTGAAGCGCCGACCGGACCTCGGATTCCGTCTCGGCGTACACGAGGTGCACGTCGCACTCGCGGGTCTGGCCGAAGCGGTGGATGCGGTGCACGGCCTGCACGACCTGCTCGTACTTGTGCGTGATGCCGACGAACACGGCGGTGCTGCACTGCTGCAGGTTCAGGCCGCGGCCGAGCTGCACCGGCTTGCCGACGAGCGCGTACGTCTCCCCCGCGAGCCACGCTCCGAGCTGCTGCTCGATCTGGTCGTCCGAGAGTCCGCCGTGGACCGACGAGAAGGTCATGCCGCGAGCTGTGAGCGCTCGTTCCAGCGCCTCCTGCTCGTCGTTCAGGTCGCACCACAGGAGGATCTGATTTCCCGCCCCCAGAGCGTCGTGCTCGGTGACGATCTCCATCGCGCGAGCCACCCGGGCGTCGAGGGTGCGACGCTTCTCGCGCGCAGCGTCCACGAGGGACATCGCGCCCCCGCGGACGAGCACGCCCTGACCATCGCGGTCTACCTGGTCGGAGAGGATCCCGACCTGAACTTCGTCCCAGTGCACGCGCAGCGCGGGCAGCGCGTAGCCGGCGTCGGAGTAACCGAGGTCGGACGGCCGCTGAAGGAAGCACGCCCAGGTGTTGAGCCACAGCCAGAACTCACGCCGCTTGTGCGGGTAGAGAGTGAGGTTGCCGGCCTTCCCGGAGTCGCGCTGGAAGAAGCGGGTGAGCGCCGCGCCCGTGTCCATGATGCCCAGGAAGCCGGCGTAGTGAATCAGCTCCTTGTGCCGGTTCGGCGACGGCGTCGCAGTGGCGACGAACCGGTACGGCACGTTGGCGAAGAGCGGCAGGAACCGCTGGTAGGTCTCGGATCCGAACGAGCGCAGCACGGCCGCCTCGTCGAGCGACACCGCGGTGAACAGGTCGACGTCGAGCTTCCCGTCGCGCACGGACTCGTAGTTCGTGACGTAGAGCCCGGACCAGTCGGGGTCGACTTCCGCCGTGGTGCGCACGAACCGGACCTCGACGTCGAGCAGGTCGCGGCCGTCGCGGACGATGTCGAACCGGACGCCGAGCGGCGCGACGATCAGGCCACGCTTCACGGCCACGTCGATGGGCGCGAGCTCGATGATCAGCCGCAGCGTCTCCAGCTGCATGACGGACTTCCCGAGACCGTACCGGGCGAAGATCGCGCGGCGCCCGCCGGCGACCGCCCAGCCGACGACGTCGCGCTGGTGCGGCTTGAAGTCGGGGTGTCCCGGCTGGAAGATCGGCGAGAACGCCTCCATCGGCACCGGAAAACCGAAGGATCGGTCGAACGCGACCTTCTCGCGCAGGAACGCATCGTAGTCCAGCGACCCGTCGTTGCCTGTGTTCAGGGTCAGCAGCGCGCTCACGAGGCCGCCTCCGCCGGGTGCTTCGCGCGCCAGGCTTCGATGACCCGATCGATATCCGTCGGCATGAACCCGGGGACGGCGATGTCGCCGAACTCGGTGATCGGCGCCGACGAGTAACCGAGCCCGCGGAAGTACTCCAGGTCCTTCGCATTCTCGGGAGCGGTGATGTCCCGCTCGACGAACGACACCTTCGCCGCCTCGAGCCGGAACTTCACCATCCGGCACTGCTGGCACGAGGGCTTCGTCCAGACGATGACGTCACTCACAGGACACCCGCCTCTCGCAGCTTCGCCTCGGCGAGCGAGACGCGCTGGAACGACGTCGAGTCGCCGCCTGCATCGGGGTGCGCTGCGCGCTGGGCTGCCCGTACCACCGAGCGCACGGCGCGAGTGTCGTGCATCTTCGGTTCGGCGTGAGCGAGAATCCCGAGGAAGTGCAACGCCTCCTCGGGAGTGCCGAACCCGGCGGGCGCCGCGGTCGCCTCGAGCGCGAGGAAACCGCGGTACTGCTCGCCGTGCGCGGTGACTCCGTAACGGTCGACCTTGCGCAGCGCCTCAAGGGCGAGCGCGATCGCGCGGAGGTTGTCCTCCCAGCGATCGAACGTGTCGCACGGGTACGAGAGCGCCCCGTGCTTCGAATCGAAGCTGAGCACGATCCCCGGGTGCGCAGCCACGCGGCCGGCGCGCGGAAGGCCGTCGCGGCGGAAGTCCTCCGGACGCAGCGCGATAAGCAGCGTCGGGTTCTTCGCACCCAGCTCGCGCAGCTCACGGGTGAGCAGAGCGAGCGTCGCAGAGTGCGACGAGTCGAACTGCGATCGCCGGCGACGTGCGGTCATGGTGCCGGGCCATTCGCGCATCGGCGCGACGACGAATCCCTGAGGCCAATCGCTCATGCTGATGCTCCTTCGCGATGGCACTCGTGCACGCACGGGACCATGTCGTCGCGGCCGTTCAGGGTGCGCCCGTCGCAGTTCCGGCACTTCCCGTCCCGGCACTCCGGATGAATCGGGCCGTCTGCGTCGAACCCGTGCGCCGCCAGGGCGCGCTCCTGCGAGTTGTGTGCGGCCGCCTCCGCGCGTAGGGCGTCGTCCGCCTCATCCGCAGCCGTCCGCAGCTCGTCAGCGAGCTGGCGTGCCTCCAGCGGCGTGAATGCCACCTTCCGTCGACGCTGCTTCAGCGTCACCATGTGGTCGTCGGTCCAATCGACCCGCGCCAGCGTGACCGGAATCTCAGCTTCGATCGCCATCTCGCACCTCCCCGATGCCCAGCCCTGCGCGCACCGCGGCGCGGAGCTCGTTCCGTTGCGCAGTCCGCGCTCGGGCGATGTCCGTCGTCGCCCGCTTCCCCTCGTCGTGCTCCAGAGCGGTCACGCCCATCGCGAGCACGGCGAGCAGGTTCGATGTCCGGATCTCCGCCGTGAGGGCGTCGATCGCGTCCACCTGAGTGCGCCGGCCGCCCGATCCGCTCTGCGGCTTCGTGGCGGCCATCAGAAGACCTCCCCGGAGTTCGACGGCGTCGCCCACGAGCTGCCGCCAGTCGGCTGCTCCGCCCGGACCTCTCGCACGACGGTGCCGACGGTCTTCGCACGGACGACGATCTTCCGGACCTTCTGCCCCTCGCGGTTCTCGTACGAGGCGTCACGCTCCTCGCCCTCGACGATGACGAGCGTCCCCTTCGGGAGCTGCGCCAGAGCGTCGGCTGCCTGCCACGACTCGACGTCGTGCCAGATCGTGAACTCGTCCTCCCACTTATTCGCCTCGCGGTTGAAGCGGCGCTTCGTCTCCGCGACGCTGAACGTCGCGACGTGCTTGTCGTTGACCGCACGCGCCTCCGGCACGTTCCCGAGGCGCCCGGTGATCGTCTTCACTGCCATGTCTGGTTCCCTTCGTTGTCGTCGATCAGCGCCGACGGTGACCATGCGCGCGACACGACCCGGGAGAAGGTGCCTTCCCACTGGAGCGTCACGCGCCCGTTCTGCCCCTGACGGTTCTTCGCGATGTCCACGTCGAGCCGGTTCGGGGAGTTCTTCTCGTCGCGGTGCAGCAGCATCACTGCGTCCGCGTCCTGCTCGATCGCGCCGGACTCGCGGAGATCCGCGAGGGTCGGGCGGTTCGATCGGCGCGTCGTCGAGCCACGGTTGAGCTGCGAGAGGGCGATGACCGGCACGCCGAGCGACTGCGCCAGGAGCTTCAGGGACCGCGAGAATCCCGCGACCTCGACCTGCCGGGACTCGACGCGCTCGCCCGACGTGAGGAGCTGGAGGTAGTCCACGACGACGCCGGCCAGATGCTGGCCCTTCGGCGCCCGGCGAGCAACGGACCGGGCGAACGCGCGCACCTGCGTGATCGTCGAGACCTCATCGGACGTCGAGACGAACAGCGGCATCTTCTGGATCTGTGACCGCACCATCGCGATGTTCTGCCAGCTCGCATCCGTGACCTCGTGATTCACGAGCGAATGCAACCCGACGCCGGCGAGCTGCGACACGAGCCGAGCCATCAGGTCGTCGCGCGACATCTCCAGCGAACAGAACGCGACTGGCCCTTCCTTCGCGAGCCGCAGCGCGACCTGCAGCCCGACGATCGACTTACCCTGCCCGGGCCGGGCGCCGACGACGTAGAGCCCGCCAGCGCGGAGACCGCCGAGGTGGTTGTTGATGTCCCACCACGGAGTCGGCACGTACTTCGGCTTGTGCTCCAGGCCCCGCACGAACGAATCGAATGCCGCGCCGCCGAACTGCTCGATGGAGGGCGCGGTGTTCGCTCCGACCTGATCGACGCGCTCTCGCGACATCTCCACGGCGTCCAGCGCGCCGACACCGGTGTTCGACGCGAGCTGCACGATCGACGTGCCGGCATCCAGGAGGCGGCGTCGGATGGCGTGCTCGTGCACGATGGTCGCGTAGTAGCTGCCGTTCGCCGCGGTGGGCACGGTGGAGGTCAGCTCGTGGAGGTAGGCCGCGTCGAGCGTCCCACCCTTGAACTCGCCCGCTGCAGCGAGAGCATCGCCGACAGCGACCACGTCGGTCGGCAGGCTCCGGTCGTGCAGGCTGCGGACCGCACCGAGGATCGTCTCGTGCTTCGGGTCGTACATGTCGCCCGGTTCGACGATCGACAGCACGTCATCGAGCACGGCGACGGAGAGCATCGCGGCGCCGAGCACCGACTGCTCCGCGGTCCGGTCGTAGGGCATCTGTGTCTCGTTCACGAGGACACCTCCGCACCGAGCTCGCGGAGGGCGCGCGTTGGACGCTCCCCCGCAGCGAGCCGCGCCGCGAACGCATCCGAGTCGATGCCGCGGGCCGCCAGCCACGACGCGGTGTCCTGCTCCGGCTCTATGTCGGCCGGGGTGACGTCGTCGAGCAGTGCGATGATGTCCGCCGGCATCACGGCGCGCGTCTGCTCGCGGTAGTGCAGCGCCAGCGCGGCCACCGCGAGATCGATCGGCACGTCGACGAGCACACCGGCCCACGCCGTCGCCATCTGCGCGAGCTCGCCCGGCTCACGGCGCAGCCGACCGTCGAGCAGCGCGGCGCGGGTAAGCAGCACGTTCGCCTCGCGCGGCGTCATGACGTCGCCTCGAGATCTCCGAGCAACCGGTCGAATATCGGCGCGCGCTCTGCGATCCGCGCGGCCCGCGCAGCTTCACGAGCGCCGGCACCGATCCCCACGATGAGCGTCCACGCCGCGCTGAAGGGCGACGAAGAGAATCCTGTTGCGCCGACGTTGACGCAGTATTCCCACCGGGAGACGCCGTTGGTGCTGGAGATGCCGGAGCTCACGCGGATCGTCGTGGACGAATCGAGGTTCTCCACAGCGGCCGCCCACCGGAGCTGGGCCAGCTCCGACCAGGTCGGGTCCAGCTCAGGCTCGATGATGCTGCCGTGCTCCGTCGGGACGCGGCGCACTTTCATGTCGCCGAGGGTCATGCCGACACCGCCTGGCGCTCCTGCTGGGCGAGGATCGTGTCAGCAGCACGACCGGAGTCGATCGTCGTCATGCGTTCGCCACGAGGCGCCGGAAGCTCGTCGTCCCAACCGGCGCGGTTCAGCCACGTCGCCGGGTACGGGATGAACTGACGATCGGGGATGCCAGGGTTGTCCCGGTACGCGATAGCCGCCGCGATGATGCGTTCGCCCTCGACGACGACGGTGACCTTGTCCCACGCGCGCTTCGCATCGGGCTTCGCGACCTTCTTCGGCCACACCGCCCAGAAGTCCTCGAACGACGTCGCCGCGCGCAGCTCAACCGCTGATTCTTCAGACTGGTCTTCTACCAGATGGTCTTCTATAGGACTGGTGTTCTTATAGGGTGCGGATTTTCCGCCAGCGGTTGATCCGCCCGCGGTTGACCCGTCAGCGGACAATCCGTCAGCGGTCGCACCGTGGGCGGAAAATCCGTCACCGGTCGCAGGGTCGTGCAGCTCGTACTCGACTTCGCCGAACCGACCGCGATCGCCGCGGCTCTGTGACACGACGAGGTAGCCGAGTTCCTTCAGCTCGACGAGCGCCGACTTGATCGCGTCGCGGCCCTCCGTGCCCGCATCCTGGAGGCCCGACACGGACACGTGCCAGCCGACCCGGTGCGACATGATCTCGACCAGCAGGCCGCGCGCCTTCCGCGACAGCCGCTCATCGCGAGCCCACTTATTCGGGACCTGCGTGAACTGCCCCTCGAACTCGAGGTGAGTGCGCCTCACTCCCATGACTTGCTCCCCACTTTCCGTGCTTCGCCGCTGTCACCCAGCAGCCATTTCGTTCCGTCGTTCCGCATCACCAGCACGGCCGTCGGCTCGAAAGCCGGACCCACCGCGTGGCGCGAGATGAGCACGCCCATCTCGATCGCCTTCGTCCTGTTGTGCTCCGCCCACCCGTGGCATCCGGTCGTCCCGGATCCGCAGAGCGTCAGTGCGTTCGCCGGCGACGCGATCGCCACGGCCGCCTCGCCGCGCACCCCTCCGGTGCCTCGCGGCTTCCGGTGGTGCATCGACCAGCCGCGCCCGCGGTCCTCGAAGCGGAGGGAGCGACCGCACAGGAAGCACGCACCCCCATCGCGCTCGAAAAACACGAGCTGCACCGTGGCGGTCGTGAAGTCGCCGGCGCCCATCAGGCACCCCCGCCGAAGCCCTGCGAGTGCGCCCGGTCGCCAGCGCGAGCGTCGGCACGGTCGGTGCGGTGGTTCTCCAGCGCCGCATCCAGCGCGTCGAGGAACTTCCGCATCGCCTGCTCGCGCTTCTCCGCGACCAGGTAGGTGAGCTTCAGCTCGTACGCGTCCCGCTCTGCCATCGCCTGCGCGAGGCCAAGAGCGACCTTCTTCCCCTCGAGCGCCGCACGCTCGACGATCTCCGGGACCTTCGTGGCGATCGCGTTCTCGTAGTCCGCCTTCGACGTCGCGAACACCTTCCCGGCCTCGCGCAGCTCCCAGACGAAGTCGAACCGGAGCGCCACGATCCGCTGCCCGTAGGTCGCGCCCGGCCCGAGGTCCTTGATCGTCGCGGCGAGCTTCTGGTGCAGCTCGTCAGCCGGATCCGCCTCGAGGCCGATGATGCTCCGCAGGGTCGCCTGCACCGCGGGGTGAATGTCGTTCATCGGTCGAACGCCCCCACTGCCGTGACGTGTACACGCTCGGTCGAGCGGAACTCGTGCACGATCTCCGCGCCGTGCTGGTTGCGGATGCCGATGTAGACGGTGTCGGGACGGCCGTGCTCGCGGGTCGTGACGACGAGCAGATCCTGGCCGGCGAGGCGCACGGTGTCGCCAGGCATCACGAAGGATGCGGCGACGACACCGGGCACGTTCGTCTCGGGGCGGGCGAAGCCGGGGATGCGGCGGTAGTCCGGTCCGAGGATCGAGCCGTCCTCCGTGCGCACGAGGGGCGTGCCGACGAGCGTCACGGCTTCACCTCGGCGGTGGGCCAGTCGTGCACCGGCTCCCCCGCGGACTCATCGACGATCTCGGCGTCCACGACGTCTTCGGTGTGCTCGGGCAACTTCTCGCGCAGCTCCCAGAGGTACGCACCCAGCGGACGACCGTCAGCGATCCCGATGTTCAGGTCACCGGCAGCTTCCGCCTCCGCGTAGATCGGGCGCAGATCGTCACGAGACTTCGCTGCGTTCGCCAGCGCGAGCCAATCCTTCGACGGCACGCGCACCTCGGAGGGAGCAGGGTCGGGCACCACGGCAGCGGGCGTCGAGGGCTGAGCCTGGCTCTGCTGCTCGATCGGCGCCGGCTTGTCGGCCTGCGCCATCTCCTCCGACGAGTACAGGCCGGAGAGGTCCTGCGGGAACGCCTTGCGGAGTGCGAGCATCTCGGCGCACTTCGCCAGCATCAGCGGGCCCATCTTCTTCCACATCTCGGTGGTGTCGCCGTTGTACGTCTTCTGCACGTAGGCGTCCCAGAGCGCGACCGCGTAGAGCGCGTCGCGGAAGCCGCGGCGGTACACACCCACTCGGGCGGCCTTCGGCGGCTCGGCGGCCAGCCACACCTGCGTCCACGTCATGCCGTCGGCGGTGAACTCGGGCGTCGTCTGGCCCTCGTACTGCCCCGAGCGCTCTGCGACGAGACGAGCACCGTCGATGCTGATCTGGATCTGCCACTTGAGCTGACCGCGCGACTTCCGTGCGATGGAGTAGATCTGCCGCGCGATCGGGTCGAGCCCCGTGCGGGCGCAGTGCTGAAGGAACGCGGCGACGACGGGTCGCTCAGCGAGCGTCTTTGTGTTCGTCTGCGTGTCCACGTGCACGAGACCCGCCGCCTCCACGAGCGCCTTCTCTTCGGGGCTCCAGGTATCGGCATCGCTGCTCTTGGGCAGGGTTGCGAGGGCGGTCATGCCGCCACCTCCGTCTCTTCTTTCTTGCGCGCAGGGGTGATGCGCAGCGTCGGTTTGGTCGCCGCACTCGCCTCGACGAACTCCGCGTACATGTCCGGGTGCGCTTCCTTGAAAGCGGTCTGCTGGAACGATTTCCGGGGCGCTGGCGTGGAGTACGACAGCGACCCCTCGGGGATCCGCAGCGACGAGACACCGGTCGAAGCGCAGTACGCCTCGAGCGCGTCCCGGGCGACCTTCTGCGCCTCGTTAGCCGCGATCGCGTCCTCCAGGAGCGACACGGCGATCGGGTCGATGCCGTTCTCGCGCATGTCGTCCATCGCGGTGAGGAACGTGTCTGCCAGTTCGACGAGCTCGGCGATCAGTTCGTCATCCCGCTCGATCCAGAAGCGGCGAACCTCGCCGGGCTCGAAGCCGTCGGCCGTGCGGATGCACTCCTCGATCGCGAAGCGGCAGCGACGCGCTCCGGTCACGTACAGGCCCCACAGGGCCTGAATCGCATATCCGGTGGCGTCCCACGTCTCCGCGCCCGGCTCGATGCCGTGCTCGTCGGTCTTGATCTCGGAGATCTCCAGCTCGCCGTCGAAGTTGACGCGCACGCCATCCGGGGATGCGAGGTGACGACTGTTCTCCGGGTGTTGGAACACGCGGGACTCGGGCTCGAACCCTTCGCCCCGGAGTTGCTGAGCGATGATCGGCTCGCGGTCCTTGCCGTAGCGGACGCGAGGGATGTACGCCCCGAGATCGCGCTCTGCCTCCTGCTCGAGCTTGATGGCGATGAGCTTCGCGGTCGATTTCGCGCGGATGTAGAGGTCGCGGACCTCGGTGGCGGTGATTCCGCCGCGACGTTCGGCGAGCCACGCCGGACGGTCCGTGTCGGACGCGCCAGCGCGCGCCATCAGATCCGCGAGGGCGGGAGGGAGGAAGATCGCGGCGCTCACGATTCGGCCCGCACATCTTCGGCGACCGACTCACGCGTCGTGACGACCATCGCGGAGACAGCCGAACCGACCGCAGCGATGACGTCCACGATCGCGCCGGTCGTGTAGCTGTCGTCGATCGGCAGCGCGACCTTCACCACCGTCGGGTCCGACTCGCCACTCGACGCGTTCGGGATGGAGAATGCGTTCCCTCCACGCCCGGTCGACGTGTACTGACTGCCCCCGATGGAGAGCGACACCTTCAGCTCGCCCATCAGTCGTCACCCTCCGGGATGTCGAGCGCGTCCTGGCCGGTGCGCGCCTTGTAGGCCATGTCGCGGAGCTTCAGCGCCGACGCCGCGGCCTTCTCGTCCCACAGCGGCTCGAGGTGCTTCATCGCGACGACCGGCCACTCCTGGCCAGCGCGGCGCTTCTCCATGACCTCCTCGACGGAGTAGGTGCTGATGCACACGATCTGGTCGCCGGGCGCCATGGCGATGAGCTGCTCCTCCACGCCGTAGAGGCCATTCGCCTGCTCGGCGGGGACGCCGCGCTGGAACGCGGTGGGCTTGATCTCGGTCATGATGCGATTCCTCCTCCGACGGCCGCGGCCGCCTTCTCTGACGGCGCCACGACGGTCGCGACTGCCGAAATCTGGGTGATGGTCACGTGCACGCCGGGCTGGGCGCCGTAGACCTTCGTGGTGTGGACCTCGACGACGCGCGAGTCGTCGGCCCAGACGTTCCCTGCCTGCGTGATGCCGTCGAGCAGTGCGCGCAGGAGCTTGTCGAGATCCGGCGGAACCGACGGCAGCGCGCGCTTCACGGACGGCTTGCGGGGCAGAACGAACGCCGCGTCGATGCGGCAGGGCCCGTCGATCGGCTGCGAGTACGCCCAGGTGCCGAACGCGACACGGGCGATCTGCTCGCGCCACGGGTTCAGCACGGCCTTGTTGTCATCGACGATCTGGACGAGCGTCGAGCCTCGAGGTGAGAAGCCCTTCTTGGACCCCTGCGGGACGGGGATGCCGGGAACGAAGAAGGTGTTCATCGGGCCGACCCCACGTGCTGGGATGCGGGCATGGGCGGGAAGGGCGGATTCTGGAGGTCGGTGACCTCGGGCTGCTGCTGCACGGTGTTCCTCGAATGGGTGTGGTGAAAGAAGTGGGACTTGGAGTCAGGGGGTCGCGCGGCGACCGGCGGCCGGCGTCAGAGGCGTGATCCCGTCCGCGTGGCCCACGCGGCCATGCGCAGCTCGTGTGCGGCGAGATCGGGATCGATCGCCGCGAGTTGGTCGAGATGACCCGCCGGGGGCGCTGCGCTGGGGGTGCGCTGGCTGGGGACCTGGCCCCCGGCGGGAGTCTTGGGGCGACGATGTGCACCGACGACGAGGACGAGCACGAGAGGCGCGAGGCCGACGACGAAGTCGGCAGTGTTCAGGACCGGCACGAAGGCGGCCGGCGCGCAGAGTACGGCGACGATGACGACCGTCGCGGCGGCGATGAAGCGGCGGGCGCTCACTTCGACACCTCGACAACTGCTGCGATCAGGGCCGCGTCGACCTCACCCAACTCGTACCGGACGAGGCGTCCGAGCTTGTGGAACGGCAGCACACGGACCGCGCCATCACGTCGCCACGACCGAAGCGTCTGCACCGGGATACCGGTGTGATCGGACACCTGCTGCTCGGTGAGCCACCGCAACTGCCGGTCTTCGCCGGCCAAGGCGCGGATCGGGGTGGTGATCGCGTCGGCACTCATCAGCCCGCCACCTTGTTCGTGAGCTCGCCGGTCTGCTGCATATGCGAAGCGATTGCCGACGTCACGTTTGCGACGTAGCCCACGGTAGGGACGAGGCGGCCCGTCTCGACCTTGGACAGGTAGGCAGGCGCGGTGTCCGCGAGCTCGGCGGTTCGCTCGAGAGTGAGGCCTGCGATGCGGCGCAATGTCCGGAGCGCTTCACCGGCGGGTCGTTGCTGGTTCATGTCCAGGACTTTAGACACGTTCTGGACACAGAAGCAAGCCCCCTGAACTCAGGTTCTGGACCTCATGTCAAAGAACTGCCCACTTGTGCCGCGATTTCTAGGCATGATACGTTCCTGTTCATGTCAAGAAACTTTTCCGGAAAGCTCTCCGCTGACGCCCGTGCTTCGTTGGCACAGAGGGTCAAGTCACTTCGACTTGACCAGGGCATGAAGCAGGAAGAACTCGCGGAGAACGCGAATGTCTCGCGGCAGACGCTCAGCGATATCGAGAACGGCAACACCACTCCCCAGGCAAAGGTCCTCCAGCGCATTTACCAGGTGCTCGGCGTAGACATCGAGCCGGTCCGATTCGAGGACCAAACGGAGATCTGGCTCAGCATGCTCGGCACTCTGATCGAGGCCGTGCCGATCGAGCGTCGGTCCCGTGCCGTCGACGGCGCCGTGCGGGCGATCTCGGACGAACTGCTCGCACCGTCGAATGTGACACCCTTCCCGGCCAGCCGTGTCACACCCCCAGCGGAAGATGAGCTGGACGCCGTAGCCCGCACCACCGACCCGGAGCCCACCGACGAGCAATGACGACACCGATCGACGAGTACCTCGAGGACCTTGCCCGCCAGGCCGGCGTGCGCATCGAGTACTCCCACCTCCGGCACGGCCGCGACGGGGAGTATCACCACGAGCTGAAGCTCATCCGGCTTCGCCCTGGGATGAACGCACGGCTCCACCGCTGCGTGCTCGCTCACGAGCTGGCGCACGCGGCATTCGGCCACACCCCGTCACGCTTCGGACCGGTGCACGCGAAGCAGGAACGCATGGCTGAGGAGTGGGCGGCACTGCGACTCATCTCACCCGGCGACTACCGGCACGTCGAAGAGATCCACGCCGGCCACCCGGGCGCCATGGCGCTCGAGCTCGGCGTCATGAAGAGCATCCTCGTCGCGTTTCAGGGGCTGCTGACGCGGCTCGGCGACACTGTTTACGTCGCCCCGAAGATGGGTGCCGGCAACTGGCTGCACCGCGAGGACGTGGCCTGATGTTCGGTCGCAAGCGATCGACGAAACCGGCTCCGAAACCGCCCGTCGTGCGCATCGCCTATCGCGAGTTCCATGAGCCCGCACCCGCCTGGGACCCGAGCGATCTGGACCGCGGATACGCGTACACCTGGTCGCTCGCCAAAGCGCCCGAGCTCGGCGATCGCGTCGTCCTCGAGGTCAGCGACGGGCCGCGTGGGATCGTCGTCGGGTTCGGCACGAAGTACCGTGGCGCGCTATCGGCCGTGCACGCGCTCGCCACGCCTCGCCAGCTGGCAGCCGCAGCGAAGCGCGCGGAGAAGGGGCGGAGCTAATGCCGCGGCCGCCGCTCGAGCTCGAAACCTGGGGCAAGATCCGCCGCATCGTCGTCGACGGGAAGCACGCCGCAGTCGCGTACTACCGCGACTCCGACGGCAAGACCCGGAAGATGCAGCGGCAGGGCAAGACCGGCGCCGAGGCCGAACGCAACCTGATCCGCGCCATGAAGGCGCGCCTCGCGCCCGCCGGCGAGGACCTCACCGCGGACACCACGGTGAAGCAAGCGGCAGAGAAGTGGCTGGCCGAGCCAGAACGATCGGAGCTCGCGATCGCCACGGTGCGCCGGTACACCGACATCCTCGGCACGATCGTGAAGAACGGGTTCGGCGGGGTCCGCCTCGGCGAAGCGACCGTCCCCCGCGTCGACCGGTTCCTCAAGAGCGTCACGACAGAGAACGGCCCGTCGACGGCGAAGACAGCGCGGACCCTGCTACAGCACGTCTTCGCGCTCGCGGTGCGCCACGGCGCCATCCGCAGCAACCCCGTCCGCGACGCCGGCCGCATCGTTCAGCCACGGAAACCGGTCGTCGCTCCCGACGCCCACTCGATCCGCGAGATGGCTGCGCTCATGCGCGCCTACGACACGACGCCCGACAAGCGCGGCAACCAGCGCGTCGCGGATCTCGGCGACCTGTTCGACGTGTTCAGCGGGACCGGCGCACGCACCGCGGAGATCCTCGCCCTGCGCTGGGACGACGTCGACCTCGACGCACTCCCCCGCCCGACGATCAGCATTCACGGCACGGTCACCCTCGACGCTGACGGCAAGGTGTTCGTCCAGGAGCACCCGAAGACCGACTCATCCCGTCGGGTCCTGAAGCTGCCGCAGTACGTCGCCGACGTGCTCACTCGCCGGCGCATCCACTCGTACTGCGAATGGGTGTTCCCGTCCGCCGTCGGCACGCTGCGGTGGCCACACAACCTCCGACGCAACTGGCGCGAAGCCCTCGCGGGCACGCCTTACGCCGAGGTCTCGCCGCGCTCGCTGCGGAAGGCGGTAGCCACCCGGATCCGCGACGAGCTCGGCATCGAGGTAGCTGGCGAGCAGCTCGGCCACGCGTCGGGCAGCACCGTCACCCGGAAGCACTACACGCAGCGCCTCGCCGTCGGGCCCGACGCGACTTCAGCGCTCGACGCCTTCGGCGAAAACAGCGAGTAAATAGCGAAAGGCCCCCACCGACCGAAGTCGATGAGGGCCTAGATGACTGGCATTCCGGGGATATTAGGTGCCCCCACTGGGACTCGAACCCAGACTGAAGCGTTAGCGAGTCCTAATAGTACTGAGTGGTGGCGAAGCGACGCCGCGTTGATTTCACGCGGCGCGCGGGGTCGTCGATGCGTAGTGAGTGGTTGCGAGATACCGCCAGATTCCGCTCAAAACGGCGAGTAAGTGGCGGATCACGCGGCGCTCGTCCGGCGAGCTCGCATCGCCCGACGGTCATCACGGATCCGGCGCAGCCTGTGCACCAGCATCGGGTCCAGCGCCTCAGCCTCGAGCGTGTCGATCGCGCGCCCGAGTAGCTGGAAGTACCGCGCCGGCGGCACCTTGAAACGAGCGCGAATCGCTTCTTCTTTCCAGCCGGTGTTCCGTGGGTGGGCGCGCTCGAAGGCGAGAAGATCAGCAGTCGGGATCAAGCCCAGCTGCTCCACCCGAAGTTGTACGAATCGCGGATCGCGAGGACCTGTTCGCCCTCGAGGTCCGGGGCGCCCAGCGCGCGAGCGATCTCGCGGCCGCTGTGCATCCGGTGATGGAGTCTCCCGCGGTGGTTCAGCTCTGCATGGTCGGCGCCGAGTTCGTGTGCTCGCGCGAGAAGGTCGTCAGCCATGTGGACAGGCTTCCGTGCACCTCCGACATTCGGACTATCGTGCCGGGATGACCGACCCGCTCGACGCAGGCGCGCAGCCGCACTGCCCCGGTTGCGGGACCGTGCTGCGCGATGACCCGCGCGGGTATGAGTGCGGCGGATGCGGCGTGCTGATGCTCGCGGATGGCACCCGCATCGAGAGATGATGCCGGGCGGTGTCCGCTGACCGATCTACGATCGAACGCATGCTCATCGGAATGATCCGCCCCGTCGAGACCCGCGAGCGAGAGGTCATCGGTGAAGGCATCGACGCCCTCCGCGCGCAGCTCGAAGCCCCTCCCGGATGGGAACTGACCGAGATGCACCCCGAGCCGCAGAAGGGGACGACCGAGTTCCGCGCCGTAGGGAAGTTCGCCCGCCGAGACGGGCTCACCGAGATCGAAGCCGGCGACACGGACGCGCTGCGAGCGAAGGTGCCCGAGGGGTACGAGCTGCTCAGCATCCGCCGCGTATGAGCGTCCTGCATCCCGACGTGATGCTGAGCATCGCGCTCAGCGCCGCGATGGGCCGTGATCAGTACACGCGCGAGCCGCAGCCCGTCATCGACGAATTGCGGCAGCTCGGCGGTGGTCGTCCCGACATCCTGCTCCCCGAAGTCGGACGCTGGATCGGCTACCACGCGATCGACGAGAACCAGATCCTCACGTCCGCGTTGCTCGCCGCGTTCCCCGGCGCAATGCCGTACATCGCCGAGGGACAGCAGCGTCGAGGGAAGCCGCCCCACGGCACCTACGAGAAGCGCTCCTGAGCCAACTTGGTGAGCGGCCTGGTGGACGGGCACCCTCTCAGGCTGCGGACGACTGCGTCGAACGAATCGCCGCGCGTCCGATTGAGAAGTCGTGAACAGCTATGGGCCGCATTTGAAGCCGTGCAAGATGGGTCTCGTGATCAGACTGTCGCAGCCGTCCGCAATGACGGCTTTCTTAGCAACTGCTCGTCCGCTCTATGACGGGTCATCCCTAAAGACTTTGGGGTTTGGCTCTGGCTTCCTAGTCCGGGCCGGCGACGGTTTCGATCTGATCACCAATTGGCATGTGCTCACCGGCAGAGACCCGCTCACCGACGAACCGAAGGGAAGCGCAGCACTGCCGGATCGTGTCGACGTGTCATTTTGGGCGATCCATTCCAGCGGCACGATGATATCCAGCCTGCTCTCAGTCCCGCTGTATGACTCCGAAGGACGCTCGCTGTGGCGCATCCATCCGACACACGGCAGACGGGTGGACGTTGTGGCACTCTCCCTACCTCCGATGCAATTGCCCGACGGGATTCGGCTTGTCCCGTACGACATTGCAGAGCCCTCTGACCCGACCGTCCTTTCTCCGACTTCGGATGTCAGCATCGTCGGCTTCCCGGATGATGTCCGAGACCGTACGACGACAGCGGTCTGGACACGCGGGACGGTCGCCTCTGAACCGGCGCTCGACTTCGACGATTTGCCCTGTTTCTTGGTCGACGCGCGAGGACGAGAGGGACAATCCGGGTCTCCGGTCATCGGCTATTGGACGCCGGATCGAGCCAGAACGACCCGCACCACTGGCGCGAAGTTCGGTTTGGACGAACACTGGGAGCTGTTCGGCATCTATTCCGGAAGAATCACGGAGAAGTCCGATCTCGGTCGCATCTGGAAACGCTCAGCAATACGGGAAACCAGCAACGGCGGAGCGCGGGACAACTACGAGTACTTCTGACGGGAAGTCCCGGCTGCCCGATCTCGCGGAGGCGTGAGGAGCTGGTGATACGATCCGCAGCATGCATGTGGGTGTTGTGTGCGCCACCGACGGCTCTGGTGGAGCCGAAGAGTATCTGCGACGGCTCGATCGAGAATTCACTGGCCAGGGCGACCGCCTTACGCTCGTCGGAGGCATTCCTGATTGGCGCGGCGAGACGATCCCTGTGGCTCTGGGGCCGAAGTGGCGCACGCGGACGCTCCTGTCGTCGTTGCTGCGGCTACCGGCGGAACGACGCGCACTCCATGCGTCCATCAAAGACACCACCTTCGATGCATTCCACGTGCAGTTCAAGCGCGAGCAGGTCGGCTTCACCCGGATGCTCGCGAAGCGTGCGCCCGTCGTCTGGACCGAGCACGGACGGTTCGACGGCAAGATCCGCGCGCTGATCGGGCCCGCATACAGGGCTGCGTCTAAGCACGCAGAGCGGATCATCTGCGTCTCGGACGCCGTTGCCCAGAGCATCGAGCCCCTGGTCCACGACGCGTCGAAGCTCGTCGTCATCGAGAACCCGGCGGACACTGACCGTTTCCACCCGGCGTCCGAGGAGGAGCGCCGGATCGCGCGTCGCGTTCACGGGATACCCGAGAGCGCCAGCGTTGTGCTGTGGGTGGGGCGCATGGACCCGTCGAAGCTTCCGGACCTCGCCGCGGCGGTAGCGACCGTCTGGCCGGGGCCGGTCCTCATGATGGGGCAGGGCTCAGAGTTCGAGCGCATCGGCCGTCTCGTCGACGGCACGGACCTGCGGGTGTTCTCGCAGGGTGACCCGACGATGCTCTACCAGGCTGCTGACGTCTTCCTGTTCACGTCGACCGGCCACGGTGAAGGACTGCCGACCGTCATCCTCGAAGCCGCAGCTTCGGGTCTCGTCACGGTCGCGAACGGCGGCAACGGACTCGAATCGATCGTCCAGACCGCGGGCGGTTACACCGTGCCGCGCGACGCGCCGCTGACCGAATGGGTTCGAGCGCTGCGGGACGCCGCAAACGACGAAAGCCGGCGAGCGGTCGCGCTCGAATGGGCACAGGCACACACGCTCGAAGCGTGGGCTCGTGCACACCGAGCAGCGATCCACTCGCCGGCATCGTTTACAGCACCCTCGTCAGCCTGACCCCGACGAGGCCCGCGTCTGCGGGAAGGGTGTCGGACCCGCTGGACGCGTTCCGGAAGACGTTGATGCCCAGCATCTTGCCCCCGGCGATCGCGACCGCCGGCCCGTAGGTGGTGGCCTTCAGCTTCAGCTGATCGGTACCAGCCACAGCCGCTCCGGCGGTGACGTCGCTGATCGCCGCCTCTACCGCAGCGTCAGCACCGATCGTGTTCTGCCGGATCTGCACTCGCCAGACGACGTCGCCCGTCGAAGCGGACGGCGAGAGCCACAGGAGCTCTGCGCGTACGGTCGCAGCGTCCCATCCGGCCGGGGTCTGAACCCAGGCGATCGCCTGTTCCTGCGTCGCCTGGTCGAACGCCAGCCATGCAGCGACCGCCCCGTGATCCATCGCAGGGGTACCGGCCATGGTCGCGAACGCCGCAGCAGGCACGAACAGTTCGGTCACGCCCGGCTGTCGAAACGTGACGAGCTGCGACCCGTCCTTGAACACGACCGGCTTCGTGCCGAGCGCGAGCCCGGAGTGCTCGAGAGCGACGGTCGCGGCGCCCGCGGTGTAAACGCCCACCGCGCCAGCGCTCAGGGCGGGAGCGTCCACGTTGCGCACCGAGATGCTCGTCGCGATGCGAGTCTTCACGATCGCCTGCCCCGCCGAGAGGTGCCCACCCGACACGGAGATGCGGCCGACCGTGCCCGAGTAGGCGTACACCGACGTGAGAGCTGCCTCGATCACAGGGTCGGTGACCCCGATGAACCCGATGTTTCCATCGAGAACGTACACACCGGATTTGTCGAGCGGAGTGGCCGTCTTTACCTTCGGGGAGTTGACCGTGACGCGGTCGATGACGCTGTTGTAGAACTGCACGGCGTGCGCTTCCGTTGCCCGCGGGTTGCGGACCGTGAGGCTGTCACCCTGCATGTTCGTCACGTCGACCGCGAGGAACCCGACGGCGTTCACGTCGTCGATCGTCACCTGGTCAAGCGCGCCCGCGAGTCGGATCGTCGAACCCTGCTGCGCGCCCGGAAGAACACCGCGGATGGTGATGTTCTTCGCGGAGCCGCCTACGCCGCCGATCTTGCCGCGGGTCTCGTCCGCCTGGCCGGCGTCGCAGAACACGATGCCCACGGCGGGCACGGTGTACTCACCGGTCGCCGCGTCGCGGTACTTCGTGTACTCCCCCGTGACGCCGTCGATGGTGATGTTCCTGAACGCGCGGCGGGTGCCGTGCAGCATCCGGACTGCGGACGGGCTGTTGGCCGTGGAGTGGATGTTCTTCACCGTGATGTCTTCGAGGTCACCCTCGGACACGGCATAGGTCGGCCACTCGACCAGCGACATGCCGATGAGGTCGTCACCGACCGTCCCGGTGAAGCCGTCGCCCTGCCATCCCTTGCCGGGACCGACGACGTGGATGCCGTCGGAGGTGGTGAGGAACTGAAGGTTGTCGGTGCGGAGGTCGGTGAAGTCGGCGATCGCGATGGCCCACTTGATCGCGTTCCGCATGAGCGGGTCGCGGATCGTGAGTCGGTCGACCTTGAACAGGTTGAAGATGTGCCCGGCCCAGGTTCCCGACGGCCACTCGTAGTCCGCGCCCGGACGGTTCGGGCCATTGCCGTCCCATTCGCCGCCGAGGATCGTGACGTCGTGGGTGCGGCCGAACGTCGTGTTCGTCGCGGGCGGGTACGCGCCCACCTGCGGGGTGACCGAGCCGTTGTCCGTCCACGTGAGCGTCCCGGCGGGGACCGTGGCGAGCAGCGTGCGCTCGACACCATTCGCGGCCGAGCGTCCCCAGATGCGGTATGACGTGACGTCGGCGGCGCCCGCAGGGATTGTGGGCTTGGTCCACGTCAGCACGGCCGACCCCGGAGTCGCGAGCGTCACCGTGCGGCGCGCGCCGGCCATCGTCTCACCCGTCGCCGTGACCGCAGACACCTGGTAGGCGTACGTCCCAGCTGCGAGCGTCCCGCCCGCTGCAGCGACGAGCGACTGCATCCACGGGGACTTCACCATGCGGGACATCGCGTGCGTCTCGAGCATGTACCCCGACCAGCCAGCGCGACCCTTGAACTTCGCCTGACGGCAATCGAGCGTGACGTTACTCCCGACCCGCATCGTGCTCGCGAGGTCGAACTCGCCAGATAGGACGACGGTCTTCGGGATACCGAACGCCGAGTCCTGAGTGAGTGCGTTGATTCGGGGAGCGTCGTTCACACCGCCGCCCGCAGCTGTCAGCTGAGTCACGAACTCGGTGAGGAGCGCCTGCTTCGCGGGGGAGCCTGAGCGAGAGATCTCGGACCCGATGAAGTCGGCTGCCGGGATCGTGTTCGGGCCCGCTGGACCGGGGTCGCCCTTGACGCTGTCGCCCTTGTCGCCCTTCGGCCCTTTCAGGTTTCCGAGGAGAATCTTGGTCATCGTTCGTACCTCCAATAGTTGCCGGTTTCCGTGTCGTACCCGAAGTCGCCGTCGACAGCCGCGGGAGGAAAATCGAGCCCGCCGGTGAGATCCCACCAGTAGGGATTCGCGCCGCCCTCGCCACCACCGCGGTTGAACAGGAGCTCGCTGTAGGACAGCGTCTGCACGTCGGGCACGGTGACGGAGAACGCGACGCTCTGCTCACCGTCGAGATCCTGCTCAAGCGTGAGCGTCACACCGTCCGGCGTGGCCGGAAGGCTCCACGCCCCGGACGGGAGGTACGGGACGCCATCCCGGACGGTGACCCATCCGACCGCCTGCGTGACGTGACCCGCGCCGATATCGAAGGGGCGCGACGCGCGTACGCGGAGCTGCCCATTCGCCGGACGAGCGGCGGAGTCGAGGATCGGACCTGTGATCGTAGGCATGAGGCCTACCCCCTGTTCGTTTCGTCGATGCGGCTTTGGAGGCCGCGGAGCTGGTCGGTAAGCCATCGGCGGTCGCTCGCGGGCACGGGGTATCCGCCAGCCACGCGCTCGGGTGCGCAGTTGAGAGTGACGTCGCCCTCGGCGTCGAAGGAGATGCGGACGATGCGCACGCGGTAGGTGCCGGCCGGGACGCGCGCGGTCTTGGCGACCTTGATCTTGGCCCAGTCGCCCGGCCAGTACGTGCCGAGCTTCGGATCCTGGTCGCGCTTCACCTTGATCGTGAACGTCTCGGTGAAAGCCGAGTACCGGACGACCGCCTCATCGACGTAAGCCTGGAGCGTGTCGGCGCGGAGCACGCTGTTGCGGTTCTCGACGGTCTCCATCATCGGGAAGCCGGCGTCGATGAGCGACGACGATGATGCCTTCGCCTCGAGGCGGGTCTGCGTCTCGTCGTTGGTGGCGCCGATGCCGTAGGCGTGCGTGGCGAGGTCGCGGCCGTCGCGGTCGAGGTCGGTGATCGACGCGAACGGTCCGGGGGCGGACACGTCCCAGTAGTGGTCCTCCCCCGCCTGCGTCAGGTCAGGGTCGCCGGTCAGCAGGTCCCAGCGGATGTGGCGGGTGCCGACGAGCTTCGGGCGGAACGTGATGTCCGGACCGTTCTCGACTTCGGTGAGGTTCGTCAGCGCCTCGGCGACGCGCATCATGTCGACGCCGGGGTACTCCCGTTCGTTCGTGCCGGGGAAGTCGGGCTCGAAGTCGATCGGCAGGCCCGCGGCAGGCCATGAGGTCGCCTGCTGCACGAGGCGCTTCGCGATCGTGCGGAGCGACAGATTCGTCCACTTCGAGGTGACGGCAGACGGGAGCTGCCCGCCCACGAGCAACGGGAGAACGAACCGCTTCGCGAAGTACTCCCACGCTCCGGTCGCGTTCAGTGTCGACGAGTAGGGGAACGCGAACGGGTCGCCCTGGATCTGACCGGCGGCCATCAGTACGCCGTTCTCGACCCAGCCGATCGCGTCCCGCTGCGGCAGCAGCTTGTTCGGGATGTCGAGGTCGGTGTCGGTGGCTGGATCGACCTGCGGCAGCGCGAGCTGCGCGCGGATCGTCTCCGGGGCGTTCAGCGTCAGCTCGACGCCGCACGAGATGGGTGCGAGCTTGCGGATCACCATCTCTCCGGAAAGGAACCGTGCGCCGACGAGGTATCCAGCCACCGACGCCTCCTCAGAGGTTGTGCGCGCCCGCGTGCGGGA